GGAAGATATCGTCATGGGTGCGGTACTGGTGGAGGCGGTCAAGGTTCAGCATCCCGGTCTGCTTCGGACGCTCACGGCGGATCTCGTCCGCAGCCTTCTTGCGCTCAAACTGGGCGACCATCTGACGCACGAACGCATCGGACTCACGCACGAACTTCCGGTACTCGTCAAGGAGCAGCGGGTTGTTGCTGTTGCCCTCGTAGTCGTTGAGGATGGTTTCCGTGCTGACGATATGCTTGGACAGATCCTTGACCCCGGTGATGGTGACCACCGCGTCCTGATACTGCGAACCGTCCTTGCGGCGGAAGTCACCGGGGACATTGGTCTGGTCGCCCATGATCTTGTCCTGCTCCTTCTCACCCTGCTTGCCACCCTTGGCAGCAGCAGCCTCCATGTCCTCGCGCATCTCCTTCATGGACGGGTGCTTATACAGGAACTTGGCGACCTCAAAGACCTGATCGTAATTGACCACGGCATCCACCATGTCCACAACCTCCTGCTCCGTCCCCTCAAAGGTCATGGGAATGAAGCCGGGAACGCCCCACTTGAAGTGGATGTTCAGGCGGTTGAGGAACCCGGACTTCTTGAAGTCCATCTTCTTGAAGCCGAACATATCAATGTCTGCGATCTCCTTGTAGCCCAAGAAGAAGTCACGGCGAGTGCCGGGGAACTTCTGCTTCATCAACTTCTCGATGCGGACATCTTCGATGATGTTGGCAATGCGAGACAGCAGCATGGGGTTGTAGCCGTCCGCCTCCGCAGCCTTCAGCAACTCGTAGCCGCGCTCGTAGGGAGTCCACAGAGCGTGGCTGATCTCGTGGGCCACGAGCATGGTCTTGACGGTTTCAGACACATCCCACATGGGCATGACGAGGTGGCGCGACTTGACATCGAACGATGCGGTTTCAGCGTCCTTGGAGAAGGAGAACGAAATGTTCTCGGATGCGAGAGCCTTGGCAAAGATGGAGAGAGAGGTGTTCATGTCGGAAGTATACCACAAGCAGGGGAGTGTGTGTAGAATTAGGTACGCAAAATCCACAATATTTTTTGCGTCCCATAACGTCCTGTCCGGCTACTATCAGGGCGTCCAATAAAATCAGAAAGCCCGTCTGGGCTTTCTGATAGTAGCTCACAGATGCTGCCTCTCCCCCCGCAAGGGGGGAGAGGCATGAACAGCATCAGACGGTGACGGGAACAATCAGGTTCGTCAGGTCGTAGACGCCCTTGTTGTCCGTCTTGCAGTCCTTCAGCACCCAAGTCGGAATGCCCTTCATGTTGATGGACTGTGCGACTTCAAGGAGTCCGATCTTGTTGAACAGGTAGTTGCCCGTGTTGGCATTCTCTGCGTACTGCTTGGCTGCGGAGATGAAACGATTGCGCTTGTTGAGGTATGGCATTTTCTTTTTCTTTCTTTCTTGGTTAGGCGTTCATAGCGTACTGGGTGTCGGTGTCGGGGTTGGACAACTTATCCAACTGTGCTTTCAATTCTGCGATCTTCTTCTGCTCTGCGGTCAGAGCGTTGACGGGGTTGCTCACCGGGGCATCCTTCATCCCCTCCGGGACAGGGAGGATCGTGGGGTCGATCTTCGTGTAGAGGTTGAAGAACGCCTCCTTCGTGGACGCATCGAACCGCGTCAGCGTCAACTTGATGGCCTTCTCCTTGTCGCCAAAGATGGCGAACGCCTTGCACACTTCCTCCAAGCGGCGGGTGGTGATGATGTCATCCAGTCCACCCTCCTTGAAGCCCATGCGGATCGTTTCCGCCCACTTCGTGAGGTACTGGGCGAACTCCTTGTCCTCCTTGCCGTATGCCTTCATCTTGCGGATGATGATACGCGCTTCGATGGTGCGGTCTGCGTAGTCCTGCTCAAACCAGTAGGAGAAGCGGTCAAGGAACGCCTCGTTCATGCAGCGCGTACCAACGAACCGATCAGACTCACCCTTGCCCTTGGTGTTGGCAGTCGCCACCACATTGAAGCCCACGGCAGGCTTGATGAACATACCGATCTTCTTGATGTAGATGCCCTTGCCCTCAAGCACGGGCTGAAGGCACATCATGCGCTCCGTTCCGAGGTCGATCTCGTCAAGGAGGAGGATGGAGCCACGCTGCATGGCCTGAACCACGCCACCGAACACGAACTTCGTTTCGCCGTTGACGAGGCGGAAGCCACCGATGAGGTCATCCTCGTCCGTTTCGGCGGTGATGTTGACGCGGATGCACTCGCGGCCCGTGGAGGCGCAGATCTGCTCCACCATCGTGGTCTTGCCGTTGCCGGACATACCCGTGATGTAGATGGGAGCGAACTGCTTGGATGCGAGGATGGTGGAGATGTCATCGTGGTGACCCCACGGAACGAAAGTCTCGTTCTTGGCGGGGACGAGCGAAACATCGGAGGACGGCATGACGAGGTTGTAGGTGTTGCTGTTCATGTTGCTGATTGTATCACATTCGGGGGAGTGTGTGGAGAATTGATCTGAAGATTCGGAAAGATTTTCGTCGGAGGTATCGGACTCTGCGGGAGTGTAGTCAAGCACGACCATCTCCGGGATGATGTACTTACCACGACCTGCACGGCGGCTCTTGGGCTGCACCAGCCAAGCCGGCAGAACGGAGTAGGATTCCTGACCGTACTCCATGCAGACGGCAAGTGCATCCAAGCACTGGTTGCGAGTGTAGACGGCTTCCCCGATGGTCTGCGGAACGCCGTGCATAGCGGCGAGGGTTTCTAGGAACTTCTTCTTGCGGTTGTCGATGTTGCTGTTCATACGAGAAGTATACCACAAGTTTGGGAGTGTGGGAAATATTGTGGGCAAATATTTCCAATATTTTTTTCAGGTCCGATAACCGGTCCGGTCCACTACTATCATAATAATATACACAATCCTCAGAAATTGCTTAAAGGGCAATTTCTGATAGTAGCTCAAAGAAACAACCCCCGCTTGCGCGGGGGTTGGTATGAAAGGGAGTTTATCTCCCCGGCATCTCACCGGGTACTTACACTCCCGTATTGTAGTAGTTCTTCTCGGTCTTGGACTCGCTGACCCTGCACATCTTCTCAAGGGTCACGATGCGCTGCCACATCTTCTCGTTCTCGCTGTAGAGATCCTTGACCATCTCGTCTTGATGACGAACGATGCTGTTCAACTTCTCGTTGAGTCGAACGCGAAAGTAGGCGATGGCGAAGTAGGCGGCACCTGCAAGGGTGATGACGGTAACGATTGTGTTGAGATCAATATTCATGTCTTTAGTATACCTCGGGGTTTGGGTTTGTCAAGCAGGAAACAGAAAATAGAAGGGGCGGGAGTTGCACCCACATATTCACGCTTATAAGGCATGCGCTCTAACTACGATTCAGCCACCCTTCTGTGGTGGAGCCTTCATACGGATGCTCCGGTGTCCGTGCAACCGTAGGTTGCCTCTATACGGTTATTTTAGTTACCGCCAAACTCATTAATAATATAACTCATTGAGGTACATTGTACCACCTCTTTCTTGTTTGTCAAGCGTTCCCGGTTGGATTCGAACCAACGACCTGCCGCTTAGAAGGCGGCTGCTCTATCCTGCTGGGCTACGGGAACAAATGGAAGGGGTACTTACGGCCTTTGCGGAAAGAATATGTTTTTCTTTGAACATATTCCGTGACCCGACTATATCCGACTATTCGCCCTTCCGTGTTGGGTGCCTTGAAGAAGGACACCCGGTAATAGCGCGAGTGGGAGTCGAACCCACACTTTGTTGATTTTGAGTCAACTGTCTCTGCCTTTGGACTACCGCGCCATGATCCCCATTCTAGAACAGATCGGGGGTGCTGTCAAGATTTTTCTTTTTGTTTTCCGTCAGCCCAAACTTCTCATGCAGTTCCTCGTAGAACTCTGCGTTGGGTCGAACCACCTGTTCGTGGAGTCGGTTGCCGTTGAGGGCAATCTGCGCTCCCTCTACCGCATCGTAGTAGGCGTTGATCAGATCCTGTGGAGGGTTGGCATTGCCTTCAAGCCAATGTTCCATGATCAGGTCTGCGACAATTGCAACCCTGTCGTACATCTGCAGGGCGAAGATCTTTTCATCGAAGTCTAGTGGGGTGTTCATGTTGTTTTCTCCGAATGGGTCCGGTGGGACTTGAACCCACAACCAATAGATTAAAAGTCTACTGCGCTACCATTGCGCTACGAACCCGAATGCCCATTATAACCGATGGGCTGCGGCTTGTCAAGTCAGGAGTCGAAGTCCTCGTCCTCGTCCGCATTAGGATCGAACGGGTAGTACTCCCGCTCCATCTGACCTGCGTACTCCTCGTAGGTCATCTCCATGACCTGTGCGATCATCATCATGAAGGCGGCGAATCCCAAGTGAATCTCGGGCATCCGTCCGTCTGCCTTCTCGGTCAACATCCAGTTGGTGACGTACTGGATTCCGTTGGCGACGATCATGCGCTGACCCTCGTCCTTGTAGAAGTTCGGGTGTTCACCTGCGAACTGCATCAGGGTCTTGACGACATCCAACGGGTCGGGCTTGAAAGCCCCCATGTCGATGTTCTTGCGGCTGAAGAAACCATCGTACTTGTTCTGCGGTGACATTAGCGAATCTCCTTGAGGGTGGTGTGCAGGGACATGACGAACTCGTATTCTTCTTCGGTGACCATATCAGGGCCGCTGATCTGCGTCAGGATGAAGTAGCCTTGAGCGAGGCGGGCAATGTCATCATCGTGATCTGCCCAGTTGGGGTGTTCGGTGACGAAGTTTGCGATCTCGTTGATGAGGTCGGAGATGTCGGTGGTGGTGGGCTTTCTCATGTCGGCATTGTAACAGATTCGGGGACTGGTGTCAAGGTCACGCTGTGGAAATGTTTTACTTGTTTTGCGAGGCGGACGAAACTGTGCATCTTGTCATCCGGCAGTTCGACCGACATGTCTAGCCTGTAGGTTCCGGTGCCGAATACCCAACTCTGATCTACGTGCGTGTTCATTCGAACATCGAACATCCCGGTCGGGTCTGCGAGGGCCAGGCATTGGAACACGCTCTTGACCATCTTCTGCAATCTGCGCTTATGCCATCCCATGGAATGGGTCAGCGGGGAGTGCATCTCAATGTAGACGGTGGCGATCATTCGAAGTCCCCGTCATCGATGAAGTCGGGAACATCCCGGTCAAGGTCATCGTCACCGTAGCAGTAGTCATCGGCATCGTAGCCGCCCATCATGCGGGCGATCTCATCGGGCGTGTAGCCCTCCTCTTCCAGCATGGCGCGGATCTCGCTGTCGCTCATGCCATCAAGGTCGCAGTCATCGTAGGGCAGCACAAGTTCGGTGTCGTTGGACGGGTAGTCGTTGGTGTGGTCGTTCATGTGGGCAGTATATCACAGGGGGTGGAGTCTGTGTAGAATTAGTCCACGATTTTTTTGAATCTTTTTGCCGTCCTATAACGTCCACCGTCCCCCTGTCCTGGGCTACTATCAGGTGGCGCATAAAAATCAGATTCCCTCAGAGGGAATCTGATAGTAGCCTCCATATTTCTAGTTCATGTTCAGCATCTTCTCCGTCTTCTTGGAGTATGCTGCGATCCCGTCAATCTTATCCTCACCGATCAGGATCCAGTCCTTCTTGAGAATGTCGAAGGCGCAGATGTAGCCCTCGGTGGTGTGACGAGTCCCGGTAGGCAGGTTGCCTCCCAGTTGCTTGATGAACACGGGGTCAGCCGTGATCTCACGCGAGGTTGAGGTGCCGTCCTTCTTCCTGAACGACACGAACAGCGTATCGTTGTTGGCGAGAGCAAGACGGAGAATCGTGGACATCGGAAGTTCGTTGATCATGTTCGTATTGTTCCTTGTGTTTGGGTGAACTTCCTCCCGGCCCCACAGTGGGGCCGGGAGGCTACATGCACCACCATGTTAGATCGGAAAGTTGACCTTGCCAAACTCGGCCAAGTGTCGGCGCAGGCATTCCTCCACGATGTCCTGCAGCGGCATCACACGGATGCCCGTTTCGCGGAAAGAGGTGTCCGATGCCTTGGCGTAGTAGGACACAGATCCGTCACGGATGCTGTCCACGAACTCCTGCCAATCCAAACCCAGTTCCGTCACGATCATGTGAACGAGGGTCTTCTCGGCATCGGTGAACCAGTCGAACGGCAGGGACACGGTGATCTCGCACAGGGCGAGGGCCGCGTTGATCTCGGCGGGTTCGTGCTTGAACCGCTCGGAATCGTTGGCGGTGAGGATGAGGGACAGAACGAGGTCATCAATCTTGGCGAGGCGGACGGGCTTGGTGGTGTTCTTCATGGTGGTATTGTATCAGGTCGGGGGGAGTGTGTGTAGAAAGGGGGAGAAAGATTTCCAGTTTCTTTCTCCCCCCACAGGGGCTCACATGCGGATCTTCGATGCCTGTTCCTTCACGATTTCGTAGGCGAAGCGAACGGCCTCCTCGTCCAAGTAATCGAAGAAGATCTTCGGGCAAGCGATGGAGAGCGGGACGATGTTGTACTGCGCGTCCTCTCCGGCCATGATGGCGTTCCCGTAGATCGGGCGACCTGCGAGACAGGAGGCGCGGACGTTGAGCGGGGCGCCCTTGAGCATGGCCTCCTCGTCAACCCACAGGCAGGAGTTGTAGTTCTCGTTCAGGGGCACACGCGCCACGATGTCGCAACCGCCACCGATGACGCCGTACATGGACGACAGGCTGTCGGTGATTTCGATGACGGAGACCTTGGTGGCGGTGTTGACGAGGATGAGAGCGGCGGGGATGTTGGTGGTGTTCTTCATACGAAGATTGTATCACACGAAGGGGAGTGTGTGTAGAATTGAGAACGAATTATTTCATTTCTTTGGCGTCCCATAACGTCCAGGGCCGGCGGGCTACTATCACGCGCCGTCCTATAATAAAATCAAGCAGGTCCTAGGACCTGCTTGATAGTAGCTCAGCCCTCGCTGGCCACTTCCCTTTTCCCCTCCCTCCGCGCCTTCCGGGGGTCTCGGCTCTTCTTGCCCCAGGTCTTGGGGCGCAGCCGGATTCCTTCGCGGAAAGCATCGTGGACGAATTTGCCGGGTCGGTGGTTCATTGTCGTAGCGTCCTTTCTATCTTGGCCTGCAGGCTCTGTAGCGTCCTGCGTTCATCGTTGGCCTCGGTGCGGAAGTCATCATGCCGCTCTTCCGTGTAGGTGTTGATTTCTAGCATCGTGTCCACGAGGCCCCGAAACACGAGGCGATCTAGGACAATCAATTCTTTCCTTGTCAAGCCCACCCCGATGGTCGGGGTGGGCTTGATCCGTTCGATGGTCGGGATCATTCGGCCTTCCCCCGGACGATGATCCACAGCAGGGCTTGCAGCGTGGCGGGGGCCATGCAGACGGCACCCGTTCCGGCGATGGTGCGGATCGCGTCCGCAATGGCCCGGTACTCGGTCGCGTTGGGCGCATCCTTGCCCAGTCCCGCAGCGCGGCACATCCACACATCCACCACCACCGCGTCACGGTCCCCGGCGATGGCACGGGCAAACGCGTTCGTCTTGGGGCCGCGCAGACCGTTGAAGCCCTGCCGGACGCAGCGGTCGGCAGCGTCCACGTGGGAGCGGAGGCCCTTCGGCGTGATGCCCTGCGCGTACTGGTACGCCTTCGCCTTATTGTGCGCCCAAGTGACGCGGGGCGAGAACGCGGAGACAACGGACGCGGACACTTCCATGCTCCACTCGGGGCGCAGGACGCGCAGCGACTCCGCGAAGTCTCCGGCCTCAACGTACCACTTCTGCGCGGCAGCGTAGTCGAAGAGGGTAGCCGATGCGAGGTGGCTGATGAACGACTCGATGGCGCGGGTGCGGACGGTTTCGTAGCGGTTGGTGCGGGTGGTGCTCATGCGTACATTGTAACACATGATGGGGAGTGTGTGTAGAATTGGTGGCGAGAAATTATAAATTCTTTCGCGTCCTATAACGCATCCAGGGCCGGCTACTATCAGGCGCAGACCATCCAATCCTCACAAATGCGCGCATTTGTGATAGTAGCTGCCCCCAAACAACCTAGCCCCGAACGAATCGGGGCAGGGACGAATCCTCTTCGGTTGTTAACAAGCACCACCTCGTTATTTGCGAGTGTTGCCCCGGTGGCCGTAGGCCACAAACAGAATCCCATCCGGGCTTCCTGCAAACAGCATCGTGAAGAAACAGAGGAAGCAGGTGGAGGGCAGGAGCGCCCACCACAGCCATGCGTGGGGAGCGGGCTGGGTCAGCGCCCAGACCATCACGCCCGAAACGAATGAGCCGAGGAGGATGACGAGGGCAGAGAAGAGACGATTGCGAATGGTGGTGTTCATGTGCGTATTGTACCGTATGAGGGGGAGTGTGTGGGAAAGTATTCCCGAAAGTTTAGTGATTGTTCTCCACGCAGTCCGCGTCGATTCCGCAGACTTCCACCTGCGACACGCGGAAGGAACGCAGTCCGCCGCTCATGTAGTCGAAGTAGACGATGTTGTAGTTTGCGAGGTCGGCGGACTCGGATTCGCGGATGGAGCGGATATCGGACTCCGTACCGTACTTGCCCACGAGCGTGGGGTTACGGGTGCAGACTCGGCTGGTGCGGGTACCGTCATTCTTGATGTACTGGACGCGCACCCACCCGGAGTCGAGCGCGGTGTAGAGGAACGCAGCGCGCTCCCACACGGGGAGGGTACGGGCGGGGAGGGGGAGGACGATGAGGTTACGGGTGGAGGTGGTGTTCATGCGTACATTGTAACACATGATAGGGAGTGTGTGTAGAATTGGCAGCAAATATTTCGGTGGAAAGTTTGGAGGTATTTAAACACACACTCCCCCAAGTGTGATACAATACTCGCATGAGCACCCCCACTACCAACCACGAGCACGAACACTTCCCCTGCGACTGCCACCGCCCCGAGCACGCCTACACGGACAGCCTCTGCCCGATGTGCGAGGAGCAGCGCGAGCGCGAGCGCGAGGAGCGCAGGGCGCAGGATGACGCGGAGCGCAAGGCCAATAACGATGCGTTCAGCGATGCGGCTAGCCGGATGAGCCGCGAAGATTGGGACGCCGATAACGACTGGCTAGCAAGCGCGGGATGGGGCGAGATGTAAGCCCACCGCCTACCCACCAGCCACACGCCGGCCCCGAAGCACGCCCCTACCCGTTACACGGGTCGAATGATGGGCAGCAGAGGGCCGGCGATGTTATTAATAAAGAATTAACATAGGGGGGTAGGCCCTGGGGGTGTGTCCGAGTAGTAATTTGGGTCCCATACACGGGGGGGTTATCGGACGGGCTAGCCACACCGACCCCTTCTAATTTTCTCTAATATTCTCAAAAAAACTTTTTGGCCCCCTAAGCCTCTCAAAGTCCATTTATAAAACGACCCCCTTTTTCAAAATACATGGTATGGCATAAAAAAAATTTGGGCCCCCGAAGGAGCCCAAAAGTTTATGATAAAATTTTTAAGTTATTTTAATCTTTGATTGTATGATTAACTTCGTCTAACTGGTTTAACTTTGCTGGAATCGACTAGTATTGTGGTAGGACTGTCACCACCTTGATCATACCAAGCATCAAAAAGAGGATTGCCGGGAGATTTTCTTCCTTTCATAAAATCTTCGACATGATCTGCAACATCATGATAGTGTATGCCGGGAAAGGCATGTATTGGTATATGAACTTCCGGTCCTCTGCTTCCATCTGGTCTGACATGTCTTCCAGAAATGTTTATATCGCTTGGATCCCAGTGGGTTTTACCAAATTCAAATGGTGCGTCTATATCTAAAATTTCAAAAGGAAGATGTTGTGGTTTCTTTTTTATTCTTTCTTCTTTTATCTCTTCCTTTTCTTTTATTATATCAGATGATACTACTTTGCCTTTTCCAAGTTTCATTGCTTTAGGATCAGATTTTTTTGTCTCATCTTCATTATTATTTTCTTTAGAAGAAGGAATTATTCCACCTTCTCCAAATTCTGTTTCTTGGACTTCATTTAAAGTTTTTTGAAGACAAATAATTTTTTCTTGAAGGTTTTCACAAAGATTTTTATAATAGTTTGTTAGGTAGTCCATAAAATTATTTATAATATTGTCGTGTAATCTCTGTGAGGTCTGCCTTTTGATGAAATAAACCGATCTACATGCTCTGGTTCCATGAGTTCATGTGATATGCTCTTTGCGGTTGCATGTACACTTCGTGGGTCAGCGATGTCGATTCGATATGTTGCATCTGGAATCTTGTTTGCATGACGACGAACTGTTTCGTGAACCTGACGAGTGTTTCCTTCAAAATTTATGTCCTTGCCGTCAGCATAGCTACGAACCCATCCAGCATCAAAAAGAAATTTGAGTGGATGTCCTTCAATGGTATCAACACTGTCCTTTACATCTTTCAAATTTGCCTTTAAAATTTGGGGATCAATTCCAAAATTTTTATGATTTTTTATGAAGTAAGTTTGATGACTGAAATCATCTTCATCAAACGCCAATACCTTTCCAGTCTCTGGATGATACCACGAAGATCCCTGTACCTCTGAGATATGAGGGTCTACGGGTTTGGCTTTGGCTTCTGTGAGGAATTCAATGAAGGATAGCATAAGAATATTTATCAAAACCGAAAAAACGGAGGGGTGGCGGGTGACCTAAATAGTCTTTTAAGGAGATACTATGCTAGATAAGATTAAGAATTTTGTGAAGTCTGTTTCGTCCACCACTTGGATCGTCGTTGCCGTGGGTGTATTGGCTGTGGTTATTTTGACCCTATCAAGCCAGAGCAAGGGCAAGGAGGCTGGTCCTGCAGCCGTAGAGACTCCTGCTACCAAGTGAGTCTATAAGTCACTGTAGAACAAAAAGAGATCCAAGAAATTGGATCTCTTCTTATTTTAAATTTTATTTAATTTTTATGCTCTTGGATTCAGCAATCTATTAGTTTGAGCATATTTTTTTTATATTGCATTTCAGCAAATGTTTAAGACCTTGTATTGTCGTATGGTGTCATGCCATATTTTCTGTATTGTTCTGGAGTTTGTGGAATTAGTCCCATGGGAACATCTTCTCTTTTTTCTTGTGGAATTCCATATCTTCTTCTTTGTTCTGGAGTTTGTGGAATGATACCGTATTTTTCTGATTCTGGTGTCATTCCATATCTTCTTCTTTGTTCTGGAGTTTGTGGAATGATACCGTATTTTTCTGATTCTGGTGGAAGTATATTAATACCATCATCATATGAAACAGATTCTGGATCCAGATCTGGACTATATGGAAGTTTAAATGGACTAGGCATTTTTTGCTTGGAATTAAATTTTCCAAATTGATTTACCATATCAACATGGTTTGAATCTAATTTTCCATTTTCCCTGAACTGGCGAAGACCTTCTTGATACATAGCATCATTCATTGCCAATTTTTCTCTATCTGTTCTTACAGCCATGCTTTTTTGTGTTCTAAGACTTGTTGGATCTTCTTGCCAACTTCTGGCAAAACTACCAGCAGCAGCCGGTCCACCCATTGCATTATTTTTTCTAGAATCGATAGTGGCATTGATTGTATTGAGAGCACTTACCTTTGAAGCCCCCAAAGCAGCACCGCCTCTTCCTTGTCTAACTGCATCTTGGCTATTTGAATATTGTGCGGCTCGCATGTCTTCTAGTCTTTTGGTGTTCAAAGTTGGTGCAACTCTTGCCTGATCTTCTGCAGACAATGTGGACATAGCATTTATATCTGAATAACGTGTAGATCCACCTTGGCCTGCCACTCCAGTTACTGCTCCTGGAGCTGCACTTCTGGCAATTGATTGACTACTAAATCTTGCTCTGGCTGCAAGATTGGGTGCAGTTTTTGCAAGTTCATCATAATTTTCTCTAGATCTTGCACGATCTAAAGAATCTTTAGTTGCTTGGTTAGCAACATCCAAATAACTTTTACCAGTTGTTGGATTTACTTTATTTTGACGTGCAGCACGATCTGCATCCATTTTTGCAATAGTATCCAATAAAGCTTTGCTATCATCTTTTGTTTTTTGAGATAACGCTTCGTGTAGACGAAGTTGGTTTGCAGCGTCTTGAAGATTGTTTGAAAATATTAGGTGGTCTTTGAACATTTTTTTATCTTTTGACTTTACTTTGATTATATTGCATTAACATCAAGTTACGTTGTTTTGGTGACATTGTATTAAATTTTTCTGCACCATAGAGACGCAAGAACAATTTATCTAAATTATTTTGATCCATGGTAGATTTATCTTTAGATAAAATAATTTCTTGATCTTTAGGAGGTACTGGTGTTGGGGTTGGAGTGGGTGCCTTGGAGTATCTTCTGCCCATTCTATTCGCGTACATCTGAGCAAGTTTTCTTGCATTTTCTAATTCTGCTGAAGAAGATTGTTTATCTGTATCTTCATCATCAGGAAAATCTGCAAGATCCATGGGTTGATTCATTCCACCAGTGGATATAGTTTGTCCAGAAAGTTCAGCTTCCCGAGCCTTACGTTGTTGGGTATCTCTTTGTCCTTGTTTTTCTCTTTCGGCCATCATTTGATTTAACATTTTGGCTTGACGATTTAGTCTCGCAGTTTCTTCTGGGGTTTGTCCACTGTTATCTTCTGAAAATCTAAAATTTTCAGGATTTGTTGTAAAACCCATTTTACCACTTTCTTTGTCAAAAGCAGTATCGGCTAAACGTCCTCCAAAAAATTTATGAACTTCGTTATTGCTTATGGCAGAAGTCATCATTTCATGTTGTTCTTCTGTAGTAAGATTATTCCAAGCCTCTGATTCGGGAACAACATATGTTGTTCTTCTAGATTGGGCTCTTCCCATTTCAGGAATTTTAGTTTCTGTTGCATCTGGTTCTGGTGTATTTTGGTTCATACCAGTTAGTTTCATGATCGTATCAGTAACTTCTTTTGAATTTAATGAAGTAGCTGGTGTTGGTTCGGGGTTATCAGACGCAGAAGGCTCATTTTTTGTTGAGTCTTTTTGTGGTCTTGTTAAAGACAGAAGTGCTTTATTTTTAAAAAACTTGGCTGCCAATGGATTTTTAAGTTGATTCCAAGCATCCAATACATTTGGGTTTCGCATATCTTCACTTCCATATACTCCTTGAGTACCTTCACCTTCTAAATAGCGATTACCTCTAAAATCTGGGTTATCTGGTATAAAACCTCTCTCCCTTGCCTTTGCGACTCTTTCAGCAAATTGTGGGCTATCTTTAAAAGTAGAAAAATTACGAGTAGTGGCTGTTGGTTCTGCTGTTGGTTCTGCTGTTTGAGAAGGCTTAGCACCTTTTCTTCCGGGACCTACAGGCTGTGCTTCACCACTTCCCTGACGGGCTTTTTCAACTTCCAATTCTCTATCATATGCTGCCAAAGACTTAACTGGTTGCGCAGATGTTGTTGGAGCGGATGATGGAGTGGAAGAAGGAGCAGCTTCTTTTGCTTGATTTTGCAAGCCTACAGCATATTCCTGTGCTCGTTTGTAAGCATCAACTCCTCTTTGAGCAACTTGATTTGATGTCATGGAAGTATCCATTGGCTTTCCAGCATCACCACCCAATGTGTCAATGACTCCACGGCGCATTGCTTCAATCTTACGAGGATCTTCTCCAAGTTTTTGTGCATATCTTTCAACCCAGTCACCAGCAACGCGATCAGTTTTATAATCTGATGATTGTTTTATGGATGGATCTAATTCTACCTTAGCACTTGCACCTTGTCTTCTGGCTAGTTCTGCCTGAGCATCTCTATATGCTTGATTTTGCTTATCATCTGGAATTGCTGGACCAAATGCATTTGATCTCTTATTTTGTTTCATCTGATCACGAAGTTGTTCATCACTGAAAGTTTGCTGCCCTTGGCCAGTACCACTAAAGGTTGATGCAGGAGCATCTTCATTTAATAAATTTTGAAGAATGTTAATTTTGCTTTGATATTGTTCGCACAAATTTCTATAGTGGTTAGTTAGATAATTCATAAAATTATTTATATACATAAATATCTTTATGGACCATATCACTAAATTATACCAGAATCGTGCCAAAGTTTTACAAGAAGAAGTCAATCGTCTTGAAGGATTGTTAGAGGCTGTGGTCGATGCTCCTCCAATAAAAATGAGTCAGCGTACAAGAAATGAGGCTGCTTCAAACGCAAAAGCAGCTGCAGATGCGCAAGCAGCCGCAAAAGCAGCTGCAGATGCAGAAATTAAAAAAACTGAAGAAGCTAGAAAAGATATTGAAGAAAGACCAATTTTAGGTCGTATTGAATCGGGATTAAACTCAACTGGAGAGGCAATTAGTAATATAGGAAATGTTTTTGATAATCCATATGTACAGGCAGCAACAATCGGAACTCTAGGAAGTGTTGCTTATGGATTGGCAACTCCACGTATAATACCCGGTGCTCCAATGGATAAAACTGCTTCCAGTATATTTCATACACATAAATGGGATATGGGTGTAAATAAATATACTGGTCTTCCAGATACTTCTTATTCAACAGTAGTACCAAAAGGAAAAAGATCTTGGAATATATTTACAAATCCATTAGGTTTTAGAGGAACATTAATGGATCGTATTGTGTCTAAAATAGGAAAACAAAAAGGTTTACAACAAGAAATAGCTAGCATAAAAGCCGTTGAAGAAGCTAAAGCAATTGCAGCCGCTAATGAACTTTCATTAGAAAGAACACAAAAAAAATTAATTAGTCGTACTGCAAACAATATTCAACCCGGAGAAGTTGGGTTAAGTGGAGAGTTGTTGCGAGATCCAAATCTCAAAATTGGAGAAAGAGGATCCATGAAAGATGCTGGTATAGATGTAGTACGCGAAAGAGTCAAAGCTGCAACTGCAACAGAAAGTGGTGTTGAGGGTGGTAGATTGACAGCTGGTGCAGAAAAAATGTTAAGACAAAAAAATTCACCAGTATTAAGATCTATTGGAGCAATAACTCCAGAAGATGTAGAGATGGCAATGCAAGGCGCAAAAGATATTGCAATGACTGGTAAAGAAGTTGCAGGTAAAGTTGGTAGAGCAGCAACTACACCTCTCCCCGGTTCTTCCAGTGCTGTTGTATCTGGGCTTTCTAAACTAGGTGCTGGAGTTGTAGGTGGATTGGCAGGAGAATATCTTGTTAAACCTGCAGCAGAAAAAGCAGGAGTATTTAAAGCCGTTGAATCTGGAACTAGATCAGCACTATCTGCTGCTCCTGATTGGGTAGCCAAAGTTGCAGATCCTGCTTTAGGTGCAGCTCAAGTTATACTAGATCCTCTTTCTTCGGCAGTGTCTGCTATGCAAAAACCAATGGAACAAGGTGCTGAAAAAGAAGCAGAAGAATTAGTTAAAAGAGCAGGGTCACCTTCAAAAATTAGATTTACTGGAAAATCAAAAATTTAATATTATGAAAAGACTAGAAGATACAGTAAAAAAAGTATTGAACGAGAATGCCAACAAACCTTCTCCTCTTGCAGAGATCTATAAGAGATCTGCAGAGAGAGTAAAGTTTTTAGATCCTGCTGCACAGACTGCTGATACTATTGCAGCCAAGTATGGTAATATGTTCAAAAAGAAATCTAAGGATACTTAAGGTTACTCTATAGTAACTTTAAATATACTTCTGTAGTATTTTTTTATAATTTATCTATAGTAACTTTAAAGTTTCTGTAAGTATATCATGTACTTCAAGGCCGTCAAGTAACAATAAATACTTTTGGCGATGATTAACAAAACCGAGAACAAAATTGGAACTTTCTTGACTCTGACTTACAACAGTAAGAACGAGGACAAAATGATTGCAGATTACATTGGTGAAATTCAAAAATTAAAGAAGTATCCCTTCAGCAATGTGTTTATCAAAATTCCAATATATGTTCTTGAGAAGTTTTTGAATAAAACCAAAGAATGTGATTTAATGTATAAAGAGCTTCAATTAAAAGATAAAATTGCAGTAATACATTACTAATGCCAATACAAAAACGAACAACTGGTGCTGATAATCAACTATATTCAAATTATAGCATTGAGCCTTCACGTTTAAATCAAGTTGAGTATGATCAAGAAGATCAACAAAAAAACCTCATGGCTTCTATTCAAGAAGCAATGAAAAATGATTTGTTTGTTAGTAAATTTAATCTTGGTGAAAAACAAAAATACAATGGTTCTGATGAACAGCTTAAGACATATGAAAATCTTGAAGATTCAGATCCTGCATATGCAAGGTACATTGTATCCCAATATGGCTCTTATCAGAATTTTTTGTTTGTAAATCAAATTCAAAAAAATTTTGATAGTGTGTTTGATCCAAGATATGATGTCAAAACAGATGTTACTGTTAACACAAAAGAAAAAACATATAAAAGTGACCACATATCACCAAATGAAATAATCATGGAAGGTCTTTCTGGAATTTGCACAATTGATTATTTGAAGAAAAATGGAAACAGTGATAGGTTTATCGGTACTTTGAACAAAAATATTATTGATTCTAACAAATCTTCTGAAAGAGTTCTATTTTTCAGTCCTTTACAAGGAAATAGAATTGTAATGTGGAATTTAGTTAAAAAAGATTGGTCATCATTTTTTGTTAGTGGTTTAATTCGATTTGTCCGTGATGACACAATTGGAATTGAATAAATAATATTGATGTCGAATGATTCCAAAAGTTCTGATCATTTACATGCAATCCTTTTCCGAGAAGCGAAGATTATTCTTTCAAAATACGAAGACTATCTTCGGGATAAAATTACATCTAAAGAATTAGCAAACAAAATGTTAAGTCTTCGTGATGCAGTAAAAAGAATAGAAGAATCAAAATAATTATTGACCAGTAGTTTGTGTGTGCTATTATTGTTCGCCATGATAGTAAACTACGAACCAAAACTAGATTATTCAGACGCACTTATTGTACCAAGACTTTCAGATGTTAAGTCTCGCAAAGATGTAAATCTTGAAGTTGGTACTACTTTTAATTGTGGGTCTTTTTGGAATGGTGTACCAGTGATGGCCGCAAACATGTCCACTGTTGGAACACATCAGATGGCTCTTGTATTGTCAGAGTACAAGATGATTACTTGTTTGAAGAAGGGTGGTGAATACTATGTTACTTTTGCCACTAGTTATCCAGACAAAGAAAAATATGTTTCGTTGACTCTGGGTTTGGATCCCGAAAGTAAATTGTTTGTTGATAATGCAAATATAAATGATCCAACTTTTGTTTGTGTGGATGTTGCAAATGGTTACATGACAGAATTTCATAACTTTGTAAAGAAAGTGAGACAGAAATGGCCGAAGTCAATATTGATTGCAGGGAATATAGTAACCCCAGAGGGGGTCGTGGCATTGTCAGATGCTGGAGCCGATCTAGTAAAAGTGGGAATAGGGTCGGGGTCGATGTGCCTGACACGCAGAGTAGCAGGAGTGGGATATCCCCAACTCTCGGCGGTCATAGAGTGTGTGGAAACCGCTGCAGCGTTAGGTATTGGGATCGTATCTGATGGAGGGATTGTACATCCTGGTGATTTTGCTAAGTCTTTTGTGGCTGGGGCTGCATTTGTTATGGCTGGAGGTGCATTTGCAGGCCATGACGAGTGTGGTGGAGAAATTCGCCACTCCAATAATAACGCATCACTCACGATGCTTCATTATGGTATGTCCAGCAAAACCGCAAATGAAAAATACAACGGAGGACTTAAGGATTACCGTGCTTCCGAGGGCCGCACTGTGGAAGTACCTTATCGTGGATCTGTACACCATACCGTTCAAGAAATTCTTGGTGGATTGCGCTCTGCTTGTTCGTATGTGGGCGCTTTTAATTTGCCTGAACTGTATTCACGTGGTACAATGGTTAAGGTCAATCGTACTATAAACAATATTTTTGAGAATCACGAAATATGAACATTTTTGTTTTGGACAATGACGCCGCCACTTCCGCTCGTATGATGTGCGACAAGCATGTCGTAAAAATGATTCTTGAGTCTTGTCAGTTGCTTTCAACTGCCCACCATGTTTTGGATGGTGATCCGTTGGAAGTCAATACTGGTAAGCGTAGATATGTTACTCATATCTGCACAAAAAAAAATATTTGCAAGGCTGCAATGATTAATCATCCATGCAATATTTGGACTCGCACTACTCAAGAGAATTATATTTGGCTTTGGAAACATGCATATGCATTGTGCAAGGAATACACTCGCCGTTATGGCAAAGTTCATTCTATGGAATCTATGTTGTTGAATGAACTGTATGATTGTCCTGTGAATTTGCCAAAAGGTAAGTTGACTACCTTTGTTCAAGCAATGCCGGAACAGTATAAGAATGAAAATGCAGTAGTTGCTTACCGAGAGTATTACCTCAATGAAAAAGCCCGATTTGCAAAATGGGCTTATTCAGAAACTCCTGATTGGTTTATTGTAAAAGATTCTTCTATTAAAGAACTTGTAGCTTTTTAATTAAGCCATCATTTCACCAGTATCGCGTTTATTTGTTTGAGCAATTTGTTTTAAGAATTCTTTTGCTTGTTCTCCTTTTTTTGGATCTTTGAATAATTGTAAAAGAATTGATGATTGTTTACTTTTATCGGTTTCTAGAAAATTTTTATATTTTTCAAAATCTTCATCTCTAAAATTAGGATCTAATAAAATTCCTGTTTTTTCAAAAAATCTCATTTTATTTTCACTCATGTGTGCCGCCAATTCTCCGGGAGATGTTACATACTTAGACATTTCAGATGGTATGATAGGATCTTTATCACTATAATCATATCCTTTAGCATCTAAAGAAGAAGCTGGTCTATTTTTTGTTTTAAAAGTTTTTAATGCTAATGCATGTTGAAACTCATGCCAAAGAACATCGCTTAATGCACCAGTATCTTTTTTGTATTTTTCATTAGGTTGTAATTCATTTGATACTTTAGTTAAATCTTTTTTTATTGCTTCCATGCCTTCAGGGTATGGAGATCTAGCATTTGTATTAACTACAATTTGTGGATTTTGTTTTTTATAATCTACAATATTATTAGTTTTTTTATCTATCATTACTGTGCTTGGCGTTATTCCCAATGGATCAGTTGGTCTACGTGGTTGTAAAGCAACATCTATTTTTTCAGAATAATCATCCAATTCTATTGATGGAAGATACCAATCTGGGTCAATTTCAGATGAATGTTGTGCTCTTCTTTGTTTTATACTTTCCAAATAATCTAATGCTTTTTGTGTTGATCCTAATCTATTGGATAAAGCATCCATTGCGGAAATTTTATAAGTGCCATTTATTATACCTGTAGTATCTGATTGATTATTTTCTATAAGGTATTGTTTAAATCGAAGCATTTATTTGCCTTTGTTATTTTTTATGTTATAGTGTATCTAACAAAGGATACCTATGAACGTAAAACTATTTAGACTAAACTCGGGTGAAGAAATTCTCGCAAGATTTGAAGAGCAAACAGATTCTTGGCTCCTCAAGGATCCAGCAATTCTTATCCCAGTTGGTGAAGGTAATATTGGTCTAATGCCTTGGCTTATGTACAGCAAGGCTTCTAAGGGTGTAACTATTCCCAAGACTTTTATTGCTTTTACTGTTGAGCCTCTTGATGAACTCAAGACTCAGTATGATTCCAGTCTCAATAGAGGACTCGTTACTCCGTCCAAGGCCGTCGATAAGACGGGTGGACTGAAGCTGACGTTGTAAAATATGAATATAGATCATGTGATTGAAAATTATCTTCCTATTGCCAAGCCACTGTCGATGGCAATGGAAAGACAAAAGAAGCACATATCTTTGATCATCTATAAGCGCAAGATTATCGCGGTGGGTCAAAATGTTTTTAAGACCCACCCCGATACTGTGCGTTTGGGATATCGTTGCGCAGACATGCATTCTGAATTAGATGCATACAGAAAAGTTCCAAAGAGTCTACGTGGAGAAAAGTTGGTTTTGTTGAATTTTAGATTCAATAGATTTGGGTCTTTTAGAAACTCTAAACCCTGTCCAGTATGCACTAAATGGTGTGCAGAAATTTTTAATAAAATATACTATACCACAGATCAGGGAATACAGATTCTATAAATATGTTTGAGGAATAAAACATATGGGTGTAGGAAAATCAATGAAAATTTTTATGGAAGGTGTCCAAAATTCCATGAATAGTACTTCAACTGGTGGTAAAATATTAAATACCCCAATGGGTCCATTTGCTTGGAATGATAACCTTCAAATGTGGGTTAACGTAAATAATGGTTTTTCAATGCCAAATATTTCTATGCAAGATATGATGGCAATTGGATATGATACTTTAAGTGGAGATAATATTTCTGACGAATTCCCTCCAGAACCAATACAAATATGTACTGATCTTATTCCTGCAATTTCTGCAACTACTCTAAATGTGTACCCCACTTCTATTGTATTTTTACCAGATTCTGTTACTACACCAACATTAAGTTGTTCTCCGTATATATATCTAACTGATAATAATGCAGGTGGTGCACTAGTACATCAGATACAATTTCAATACACTGTTAATTCTGGAACAAATTATACTAGTTATGTTCCACGTGCAGAAGGTGAGTATCGAACATTAATTCCATTTCCTGTTGAAGGTTCTTTAGGATCAACAGTTAGATTTAAAGCATTTAAAAAGGAGACTACTTTAAATTGGACTACTCCAGGTTCATATAGTTTTACTATAAAAAATGGATATGACAGGAGTACAATTGGTGCAGTAACTCTTATTACAATAAATATTGAACCTCCTGAATAAAGGAAATTATTAGATGACAACTAAAATTGGAGAATTTGGACCACAATCATTTGGTGATATTATTGTTCCTTGTGTAGTATATTCTGGATGTGTTACAACTAATTTTGAAAATGGATTGGACGGACCAGTAACATTAGAATTTCAAAATTTAAATGGAATTCTTCCTTACTTTGATAATGAAGTTTTATGCGATGGACCATTTAATATTGAAAAAAATGCATCATTAAAATTTAAATTTTATATTCCAGATACTATTTCACCTAGTATAATACAAGGAACATTAATGAATATTACACATAACGAAAAAGTATATGATTTAATATTTGGTATTGAAGGATAATTTATGCCATATGCAATAACAGGATATCCAACTACATCTCCAAATGAATTAAGATTTAATGGAGTTACAAGTTATCACGGAAGATATGCAGATTCTTATATTTTAGGAAGTACATTAAGTACTACTGATCATACTTTTGGAAGTATATACAATAAAATATTTACTAGTGAGATATTTATTAATGAAGGATTGGCAGCAGCAAATCCTAGTGGTGTCAAATCAGCATCTGATAAATTAATTTTTGGAATTTTAGAAAGTAAAAATAATCCCGTGGGGCTTACAACTGCTGCTCTACGAGGATATACTCTTTTTATCAAATATGGAGATGAAGGAGCTGCTGCCAATGTTGTACCTTATGATAATATTAGAGAAAAATCTACATCATGGACTGCATATATTGGCGTAACTAAAAATGGATTTACGTTCACAATGAATAGATATTCGGCATTTGCATTGGGATTTAGAGATTTTGGAAATAACTCTAGTGGTTTAACTGGTCAATATGTTTATTATCTTATAAATGCAGAACCTAATAATAATGGTGAATTGATATGGAGAATGGCATTTTCTTTTGGAGGAACAAGTGGTACATTATATAATGGTCCGCCAGTATGGCATGATGGCTATTCAGCTTGGTTTGATTATACTAAACCTCAAGGTCCATCTTTTTGGATAAATAATGATGGATGTATGCAGGGTGCTCTGTTAGATGCCACCAATTCTAGACAATCATCAAACTATCCACCACCAAATCCATCAAATCCAGCTGATGGTTTATATGATCCATTTCCAATGCCAGTTGATTACGTACGATAAATCATAATAATGTATCGTGGTGAATATAAAAAATTTTCTGCTGATGGAACTCTGAACGTATATTCAGCAGGAGATTATGTTTTATATCAAGGAAAACTTTGGAAAGCACAGTCTAATACAAACAGTGCTCCATGGGAAACAAACAATCCTTGGGAATTTACAGGTACTACTGAAACTTATATTTCAGACAGTATACCAATTAATCCCGTCAAAGGTCAGTTTTGGGTTACAAATGGCCGGATGTATGTTTACTATTATGATGGAAACGGTTATTCTTGGGTAGAAATGTAATGGCCAAGAAAAAAATTAAAAATCTCAATCGTAAACCAAATGAAAATGCCAGTTATTATTTTGTAGCACACGTTGATTCGGAGGGAGAAGTCACTCCTCTTCTCCTTACAGATGTAGAATACAAAAAAGCAAAACAAAGAGCAAACAAAAATAAGGAAGATGTGCCAGAAGACTTTATAGTATTCAAACAAGCACATCGTTTATAAATATTATACTATGTCCATCATCAAAACCATTTTAAATTTTCAAAATGAACTTAGACTCCATCACTGGGGTACTAAATCCTATGCTGCACACAAAGCCCTAGGAAAGGCTTATGAGTCTATTGATGCTCTTTTGGACACTTTTGCTGAGACCTATATGGGTGCTCTAGGCAAGGAAGAACTAAAACAAATTAGTGAACTTCAACTAAATGGTCCTTATCGCACAACTGCAAATCAAGTATTAAATTCTTTTGAAGATTATTTGATGAATGAACTTCCAAAAGAAATAGATGACTCGCAAACAGAACTGTTAAATATACGAGATGAGATGCTTGGAGTGGTACAACAAACCAAGTATCTCCTAACGTTAAGTTAAGGAGTTACAGATGAAAATTTCAGAGCTAGTTTACGAAATTCGCAACTTGGCTCGCAAAGAAGAAGATCCCGTCAAAAAGGATCTTTTTTATCAATGCGCCAAATCAATGGAAATTCTTGGCAATCTTGCAAAGATATCCGACCTTGCTGTTGCAGAACATAATGCTGCTGAAAATCCAGCAGTAAATGAAGACGACAACATCAAATGGAATATTGATGATGTAACTTTAAAAATGCTTGAAGAGTACATAGATGACTTGGTGCACTATGGATTTATGGATAAAGATGATAGATGGCCCTATGGCGAACAACCATTTACAAAATTTGTATCAAAATATTTAAAATCTCAAATTGTAAACGATTCTAATACCGAATAAACCTTCGGTGGGATTGTTTTGTGACTCAAAACAGCCATATTTGATGGCATAATCTTTAAAACATACTTGCTATAGTATGGATTTCGCTTGTATGAGTGAAATTTACGAGTTTTTTCCATCAAAAAGTGGCTGTAGATGTACACATGGGCTCGTTTTGCGTACATTTTGCTGTTAATGGCTAGGTTGAAGTCCTTGATGATCTTCATAGCTCGTCTTTCGCAGTCTCTCTCCATGGCTCGTACAATGAAAAAAGCTCGTTTTACCTTTTTGAGAGGATAATTTTTGCCTTTTAACCACGCATCGACGATGGTTGATGCCTCATAAGATTTGTTATAAATTTTAGAGCTGTTTATATATTGCAAAAAATGGCAATATTCGTGTACCAGAACCTGCATAAATTCATTTGCTTTGCCCGCAACGGCAATAGCCTTGCCAGATTCATCAAAATAGCCAGAACAACGGAAACCATCTACATTTACATGTTTTCCACGGCCAATAATAAGTTTCATACCGTATTCTGCGAGATGTTGCCTCACAAATTTTACGAACTGACGATTGCTCTGAGCCATAGGGCCTCCTTCAGTCAGAATTATTTAGGGAATTGCTTGACAGTTGAGATATAGGGTGTATATTATGGCAACTTCTTATAAGAAAGGAAAGTTTATGGAAATTACTACTGTTGATCGTCCGACCAAGATTCAGAGAGTGTTTGATTTTATGCGCAGCGGTGCGTCTTTGACTGCTGGCGAGGCTCGCAAGCGTTTCCGCGTTACTAATATGCGCGCAACGATGCATGATCTCCGTGAGGCTTTTGATCGCTTTGACATGAACTACACCGTAGTTCGTGAGACAAAGAATGGTCGTTCGTACTACCGTGTAGTCCGTAATCGGTCTCGTTAAATTTTAGTAAAGTTTGTAGCAACAAAAGCTCCTTTTAGGAGCTTTTGTTGTATTTGCGTATAAATATAGTGTGAGATCTTCATATGCCTAAAAAAGCCTGTTGTCAATGTGTCGCCAAACGTTCTTGCTGCAATCCAACATTATATGAGAATTTTATTACATTGTATGGAAATACAATGATAACTGCATCTCCCGTACATCCTACTGACATTCTAGTTTTAAGAATGAACAGACCGGGAGTACAACGAAATCCTGCATTAGTGTATGATCCACCAGTCAGTGGAACAGACCCTTGTCAATGTGACTGTTCCGGTTAATTAATAAATTTATTTTGGTATAAAATGGCATCTATTTTTTCAAATAATAATCAATCAAACTTTAAAGATACTCCACCTACAATAAGGTATGAGCCTAAACTTTATCAAGACACTTTACAAAAGTGTTCAGACATATACCCGCAAGAATGTTGCGATTGTATGTTTAAAAATGATACAAGTAATGATTGTTATCAACAATTTGGAATTGGTTGTGAGCAATTAGCAAAATCAAAATGTGCCGAGTGTGGTGGTGCTTGCTCAAATATATGTGATCCAGATTACGGATCTGATTTGGTTCCTCCACCAAATCGTTCTTTGGCTACTTGCAATGAATTAATTGGTAATAATTGTATTAATTATTTAAGAGATCTAAATGTTATTCCTACCCCACAATTGGGTTCAAGTAATGAAATTGTTGGGATTGAATGCAGTCGTTTGATTGGATTATTATGTGGAAATAGTCCTTTTCAAACATGTAATGGTACTAGTGGATTGTGTTCAAGACCCGATCTACCCCCAATAAAAGACAGCCCATGTATAGATTTTTGTAATAGATGTCATCCTTGTCCTTCAGGTGGTTCAAATCCAGTAGGAGACTCAACCGAACAAACAGATAATCCTGGAGGTTCTTCAGGAGAAGATAATGGCAATAATAATGGATGTGCCGGACAACCATGTGATCCCCCAGATCCAAATGACTGTAGGCAATGTATAGCTGGATTGGGAGTACCTAGATCAGAACCTCTAGATATAATGTATAGACATACTGCATGCCATTTTATATGGTATCCCCCGGAATATGCTTTTGGTGGAGATCCAAATGTCACGCAATGTCAGGGATTTCAATCACGTGGACAAGGTGGCGGAAATTCACGTGTTTTATCATGCAATCCAGATGCTACTCCAACTGGTAACGGGACTGTTGGAGCTTCTCCAAGTTTAAGTTTATTTGATAGAAGCTGTGAAGCTGGTTATAGTCCTGAATTGTGGCCTCTTAGACCTTGTAATTGTCGTAAATTTGCACATTTAAAAGGAGGATTGACAGACACTGTATTTAAGAGAGAAAATATTTCAACAAAACCATTTAGTTATGGTTATTTGCCTTTTATGAATCCCTTTGCAACACCAATGAATATAAGTGAAATTGGGTGTTGTTGGTGTGCATCCCCAGATAAATTGCCCAGTTCAGATTCTGTAAATGATAGAATTTTTACCACATCATGGCCAAAGGCTGCTCAAAAATATGGTGCAGGAAATTTTGGTGCTGCTGGTGCATCATGTACGCCATACACACCGGGGGAAAATAATGATCCAGTAACATATAATTCAAAATATCAAAAATCTTGTTTTGCTTATGGTATATCACCTTATTTACAGCGCCTTGCACTACTGGGTGATCCAAATTATGGGCCATATAAATCAGGGTTTGATATTTGGACTTTTGGTGGTACTGATCAAATAAGAGATTTGGGACCTTTATATTCTGTATATCAGTTTTTAAATATTACACAACCAGGTAGTGTAAATGAATATACTATAAAATATAGAGAAATTACTGGTCAAAAATCAAGATTAAGAGATTCTTTAGTTGGTTTTATAACACTAGAACATCATTTTGAAGCATGGGCACACAGATCAAATGATGGTGCTCTTCATCCAGATTTAGTACCTAATTTAAATCATGCAAATGTTTTAACAACTCCTTTTGAACGTGCTTATTCAGGATACATAACACCAGTTGGTTCTGCATCACAAGGAATATCAGCTAAATTTAGATATCATCCAGAAGAGGCTTTAAGATGGTCTTTAATGAGAACTACACCGAGAAGATTTATGTATGTTGGTTCTCAAATACCACTATTTCATTTTGATTTATATGCATTTCAAGATTATTCTATAAATAATAATTACGTTGTTGGTGGCGGATATTTTGATTCGGCTAGATTTTTAAAAGCTTATTATAATTATTTTTATAGTTTATCTGAAAATCCTTCACAATCTGCTACAAATGCTTCTACACCAATAAAAATTGGAGGTACGGTTTTAATTGATGATTATAACTATGTAATAGAATCATTAGAGGGAATGGTTGTTGCTGGAATACTTAGAGTAAAAGATCATGCTATTGATATAGCAACTGAAACAACTCAGATAATACAGTCAGCGAGTTATGATAATGATGGTGAACTTGTTTTAAATCCTTATGTATCTGCAGTTGTTGGTGGTGCATCTGGTTATATGGCTTTAGTAGAGTTTTTAGGAGTTGAACCTATCACAGGTTCAGTAACTCCAAAAATTATTAAACAAAAATTACTTCCAAATTTTAATGGAACTGGTAGTGAACCTACTAAAGATATGTTTATGTTTCCACGTAGAGCAACTTTGCCAGTATATCTTGAAGGAAATCGAGTAGCAGCATGGGGATGCAAAAATAATAGTTGCTCTGATTTTAATTATAATCAAAGTGTTGTGCCCGGGCGCCTGATACCGGGTGGATCTAATATTCCAGCCAATGAACAGTGGATAACAAAATCAATAGTAAGCGTATATAGCGGTTTAAATACCAACTATTTCATAACATATAATGGAAAAATTGCAGCATCTGGATATTCTTTAGATGGTTTAGCTGAAATTCCGGAAGATATTGGTGTACAAATTGATAATGAAACAGCTAATAGTGATACTAAAAGTGGATTTGTTAAAAAATTAGGTGGTAAAGGTATAGGTTTTGAAATTGCTTTAATAGAATATCCTGAATTTTATGATTACAATTATTGTAATGTTAGTGGTAGTCCCTGTGAGTATTCTAATGGTGGTGATATATGCGGTCCTGGTTTTCCACCACCAGAGCGTGATCCAAATGCTCCACTACCTCAATATAAATTAAGATCATGGGGTGATAATCACTGCGAATATGGCACATTTATTATTGGTAATAATGATCTTTTAAACAAAACCCATAGATGGGCTGATGTTGCAAATGGCGGATTACATACTTCAGCAATATCATCATATGGTAACTTATATACTGTAGGTGATAATGCATATAACCAATTAAAATATGGCAATCAATCTGAAACTCTTTTTCTTGGAGCTCTATCAACACATCTTGCAAAACCAGGATTTGTTTCTGATAATGAATTTGATGTTGCAATTGATCCTAATAATATTAATTCATTTGCAGTAGAACTAAATGGTATAACCTATGTTAATTTAAACAGATGGTGTCAATATTCATCGACTCAAGAAGTTCCACCCGCAGATAAAAGATGTAAATTACTTGATCCAGAAAATTTAGATGTTGATCTTCCTATTTTTACAAATATTGGTTCTGGTAATTATCACAGTGTTGCTATTCAAAGTGATAATCAAGTTAGAGTGTGGGGAAAATACTTATATTTAAATCCACTTGGAACACCATATGGCACTCCATATGATACTTTTGTTCCAGCTGAAGTTAAAGCATTGGCTGACAAATGGGATGTTTCATATTATGGGGCATCAGAATTGCCTTCGGGAGATTATAGTTATATCTCTAAAGGTGCTACACTAGCATCTATACACAGTGAAAATGATACATTTCTTTTTGCTGATGGTGGTCCAGATTATAGTATGGTTGCAAATAACAATACAGTATATGTCTGGGGTAGAACGGAAATGCTCCCAACTTGGAAGTCTACGGATACTGAATCAACTTTTGGTAGTTGGAGTAAATCATTTGACGGAGAAATTATAAGAATTACTGCTGGTGCAAATGGATTTGCTGTTTTATATAAATTAAATAATGAAACTTCAAATGCTGGTTTTGGAAATAATAATTATAGAGTAAATAAAACTTATATATGGACTCGTAAAGGACAAGAAACTCCACCCGATGGTGATAAATATGGTTTAATACCAACAGATGATGAAGATATAAGTGAATTTGGTTATAGTGATATAGCATTTGGTTACGGGCATGCAATAGCACTAAAATATGCTAATATTGCAGCACCCACATGGGATTACGATGACTTTAAAGATCCAGAGGCAAAAAAGAATCAATTTTTAGCTGGATCTTCAAATATTCCAAAATATTTTAAAAGACAAGCATTTTTTAGAGCAGTTCCCGGAGCTTGGGATTTTTCAAAATGGTTATGGGGTGGATATTGTAGTTTTGCAGCAGAAGGATTCGAAGCAAATAACCCAGTACTGGCCAGAGATCTTTGTAGTGTATTGGGTGAACCAGATCCAACAGATGCAACTGGTTTAAGAAATGACAACTATTCATATAGTGGTCATCCTGAATATTATTGGATGAGTCCTTTGTTAAGACGTTATCAAAACTTTGTTCCCAACCACAGTGTGCAACCATCTCCCGAGACAAATGAATGTTTAACATATGCTGCATTTGGTAGCGCTATTACTAATCCAGATCTTGCTGGAATGAATAGTGGAGTAAACGGAGCAGCATCTTCATGTCCTGAAAAAGCAGACGTTTGTTGGCAGGCAACCGGATTACCTCAACAGAGAACAAGTACATATTGGGCACCGCAAAACCCAGACTGTAATGGTGTGTGTGATAATTCGTGTGATAGAAGTGCTTGTATTAGAAATTGTTGTCCCCTTGCATCAGAAACTACTCTAGCTGCTACATGTACACAGTGTATTGGTAGAATAGGATTTAATTCTAGTAAAGATTACTTTATACAATCGTATAAAAATTTTAGTAAACAAAGGGAATGTTGTAGAGTAATTTATACAAATATAAGTTATGTTAATTATGCATCACGATTAACATATTTTGGATGGGATAGTGCATCTGCTACTTTTAAAATATTTTTTACAAAAGATCCATATAGATTTAGTGATCTTATTCCAAGTAATGCCAATACTTCATATAAACTTGCTAATGGTTTAATATATCCTTATGTATATCTTGGTGGTGAGATATTAAGAAAATTATGGTCATCTTTTTTTACTGCTATATATGGAGATGATGGAACTGGAAGAACATGTGAAAATACTGGAGATGTATGTTTAGCAAGAAATCCAAAAGAAACAATTTTGGGACCAGGTGGTTGGTTATGGGCGAGTACTAATAGTCCAACTGGAAGACCTTCGACAAACGAACAGGGTGATTTTGTCAATAGCATATGGTCTTATCCTGTAGCTGCTCCATTAGTATCACCTTATGCTCTTTTAGGTGCATATACATATGGTGGTACATCAACCGGTGCAATAGTACCAGATGGATCTACAATACCAACTGACATAAAAATATTTAATCCAGATAATCCAAATGCATATGCTCCCGTTTATGGTAGTCCATCATCAAAGAAATGGCATAAAATAAATGTAACTAGACCAAATATTTATGCTGCCGGCGATAATGAATTCTCAAATTTTGATCCTATAGCATTTCAAGGTGGTGTGGAAGAAGGAGATATAACTGGCACGGCAAATATTGTATTTTATGAATATTATGAAACAGATAAAGATGGTAATAGAGTAAGAAATATAATTATAAAATCTGGTAATATAAATTGCATTGGCATTGACGACGGATAAAGATATAAATAAAAATGGAGTGTATATATGTTTATTGATAGATTTACTTTTAATACTAATGTAACTGAAGATGGAAGAGGTTCTACGGTAGCGATACCAAACTATGAAAATCCAAAAGATAAAATGTATCCAAATTTTATCTTTAAAAAACGATTATCATATGAATTTAAAATTGAAAAAATGTTTGGTATTGTAAAGAAGTATGTTGGATTTGGTGATATAATTGAATATATAACCAAACATACTGGAATAAAATACCTTATTGTTAAAATAACAAAAGGCAATTGTGGTTGTGAAAAAAGAAGAAAACGTTTTAATGCGTTGCTGCAAATACCTTATTTTTCTTTTTATTATAAAGATACCACTATTTTAGATGTTGACAATTCAATAAAACATGTTAATATGTTTACATCAAACACCCCGCCAATGGATGAAAATATGCAAAAAGAAATTCTTTCCAAAAGAAAACCATGTGGATGTGGTGCTAAAATGACACGACCTGTGGAGACAAAGTGAAAATTAAATTTATAAAAATATCGCAAAGTGAAGAGATAATTGCCGAGTGCACAGATAAAAACAACGGTGTCTTTATTAAAGACGCTGCTGTCATTGTATCTTTAGAATTGGGAAAAATTAATCTTGTAACTTGGTTACCTTATACAAAAGTACAAGATGGTTTTTTTCTTCCAGAAAAAGCCTACTTGTTCATAGCAGATGTTCAAGATGACATGGCTGAGTATTACAATAAATGGCGTACTGAACCTTTTGCACTTAATAAAAATTAAGCAATATTTATTCTAAGAACATTTGTTGTGTTCTTTTTAATTTGCATGAATATGGTCTTTGAAGAGTATGCTCTGTCTACCATATAGATAAAGGATGCTCCTTCGTAGCCAGGTTCGCCTAAAAGATAATAATTTTCAATTAAAGGTTGAGTGCAGTTACTGTCTAAAAATAGATTTATTACAGCACTTTTATTTTCCGCATGTGAAAGATCAATTTTAATTGGAGCAACTGCAGTATTACTGTTAATTGATAATGTTTCCGTTTCACTATTATCAATATAAATTACATCATTATATTGGTTGGTTCCAAGAAACTCTGAAATATTAAAACCATCAGTATTAAAAGAAATAAAATACGAAGTTTTGATTTTTAATATAAAGATATTTGAGTAAGAAATAGAAATATTTTTATAATCTACAATGCTTTCTGTATTGGCATTGATTGTCTTTAATGTGCTATTCGGATAATAGTAATATACATTTGCAGTATCTAGTTGTTGTCTTAATGCATGTTGTAAAATGTTTTGGTTTTCCAATAACATTGAAACAATACCAGAAGTTGCTCCAGCAATTTTAATTACACCATTTTGCAATGGATTCGTAGCCAACACAGCTAGCGAAGGAAGACCTCTGTGCAATATATCAACTTGAGATTTATTAAAAAATCTATTTTCATTGGTTACTGGATTTGTAAGATAAATTACTTCTGTATTATCATTTAACTTTACGTAATTTTTTACTTTAAGTCTTCCAGAGTTTAATGTACTACCAATAACTTCTACGTATTCTTCAAATCCATAATCTGAACCATATACTCCAAAGAAATCAAAATTTAATGGACTGCTTCTAGGTGTATTTGATATTAACATATGGGCAGTATTGCCCGTTGTTGCAGTAAACTGTATAGGATTTGTAAAATTTTTACTTACGTAATATCCACCAGTAAGAGCTGCAGTGCCCGTAACACCAGAGCACGAGATATATTGTTTAAAAGTTCCAGATACACTTTGTAACTGCAATGTACCATTCCAGTTTATACTGGAAGAAGTAGCATCGTTGTAATATACTCCACTAGAAAAATTAAAAGTACTTCCAGTTGTAAGCCCATTGAAGAATTTATTTAAAAACTTTAAATCATTTCCAGTTTTTACTTCAGAATAATCAAAGAACAACGAGTTACCAGTAACAAAAATATTAGCAGAACCATTCAGATTACCTTTTGTAAAACAAGGATCTGCCGTATTACCAACAAATTGTGTTGTGTATGAATACGATGTTTTTGCTGTATTTAACGAAAATAAAGACATGTTAGGTCGCTAGATAACTAATAATTTGAGCACCTGATTTTGCTCTGTGGGCCAAAAGACTAGAATTTATTATGTCGATGAATAGCGATTCTCCGGGATCTAGTTCATATCCAAGAGATGTAGTAGATACAGTTGTATCAGTAGTAATGTAAATTACATCGGTATTTGTGGATGCAGCTTTTACATTTATTCCGCTCATGCAAGTAAATCCAACAAATTGTGATGATGTTGTTGTGCTTGTTAACCTATAAGCAGTGCCACCAGTTGGACGAATAACAGCAAATCCACCAAGATCACTTCTTAGACCTACGACCTGACCATAGATGGCAGTCATACCACTTAGAATATTTGTGTCATTAATTCCAACAGTGTTGCCTACGTTAACTCCTACAGCAGTAGCACCGGAAAGACCAACTACAGTAACAGTAGAAGGAATGGTGGCAGTAATTGTTGCACCAGCAACGTTAACGTTTAGTGCACCATTGGTGTAACTTAAAGAATTTCCGGCTTGATCTACTAGATTTACATAGATGTATGTAAGACCGCTGGGCCCCCATACAGAAACCGAATCTGTAGATTTTCCTAGATAACGACCACCAGTGACTTCTACTTGTGATCCTGTAAAAGTTCTAACAAATAATGGAGATGAAGTTAGACCAGTTGTGACTACTGAACCAGACACCACCACCGCAGCACCACCTATACCACGTACATCAATGGTTCCTGTGAATCCAGAAATAGTGGCAGTCATTCCAGTGGCAATTGTTACTGGAAGTGGATTTGCTGAATTTACAACTGTCGCAGATCCATCGACACCATACCCAAGTTTAATGAGTTGGTAGTGACCTGTAATACCGCCTGTACCGACAAAATCGGTCGCAATATATGCGGTTATACCTGCTGTTTGAATTGGAATCGCATCTGATGTTACGCCTGTTCCTGATGGCATGGATTAGACCTCGTTAATTAGTTCATGAATATTTAGATGTATTTAATTATTGATTATTGGAATATAACGTATATAATAAAACCATGTATATAGATGAAGCAGCAAAAGAAAAATTTTCAAATAAAGTTTTAGATAGAGTAAAATCTACAAAACTAAGTTTTATGGATTGTATACTTGAATTATCTGAAGAAATGAATATTGACCCAAGTACGGCTGGTAAACTTATTACTAGACCAATAATTGAAAAAATTCAAATTGAAGCCAGAGACCGCCATTTGCTAAAGAATGGCAAAACCAAGAAACTCCCAATTGACTAACCATTTAGTTGGGCTATAATTAGAATAGAAAGGCCGAGGTAGGTCCTCGGGAAAATACTATGTCAAACTTTGCAGATTTTAAGAAGAAGAGTAAGAACTCAGTCGCATCTCTAACCGAGCGTATGGATAAGCTCACCTCTAAGGAGAGTTACAAGGACGAACGTATTTGGAAGCCCGGTATCGATAAGTCAGGTAATGGATACGCTGTAATCCGCTTCCTGCCCGAAATTCAGGGTGAAGATACCCCCTTCGTATCAATGTACAGCCATGCCTTCAAGGGCAAGGGTGGTTGGCTGTTTGAAAACTGCCCCACTACGATTGGTGAGAAGTGCCCAATTTGTCAGGGTAACACTGAACTCTGGAACAGTGGTATTGAAGATGACAAGAACATTGCACGGAATCGTAAGCGTAAGTTGGCTTATATCTCCAATATTCTTGTAATCGAAGATCCTGCCAATCCAGAGAATAAGGGAAAGGTTTTCCTTTACCAGTATGGCACCAAGATCTTCCAGAAGATTCAGAGCCTCGCTCACCCTGAGTATCAGGATGAGGTTGCAGTTGACCCATTCAACTTCTGGACTGGTGCAGACTTTAAGATCAAGATTCGTAATGTCGGAGGTTACGTCAATTATGATCGGTCAGAATTTGCATCTCCTGCTCCCCTTCTTGGTGGAGATGACAAGAAGCTAGAGGAACTTTGGAAGAAGCAGTATCCTCTGAAGCCATTTATTGACAAGAGCCAGTTCAAGAGTTACGCAGAACTCTCTGAGCGTTACAAGAAGGCTGTTGGTGATGATATTCGTGCTCAGTTTACTGAAAGCAAGAGCATTGAGGATGATGTGGCAGACACAGTGGTGTCTGAAGACATTGAGGAAAAGGATCCTTTAAAGTACTTCTCCGAGATGGAGAACGATTGAGAAAAGCCCCCGCAAGGGGGCTTTTTTTATGCCCAATTTGGGGCTGATGATGTTTTAGTTGCTCTATCTAAAAATATTAAATTTGTTGGAGCGATTGTAGGTCTTTCTACCAAATCAGTATTATGATTCTTAGTAGATACATTCATGTCATTTACTTGCTGTGCAATCTTCTGAAGAGATGGCATGATATTATCTTTAATTTGTTTTTCAATATTTGAAGTTTTAGAATTATCCATGAAACCGGTATTAGCCTGCATTGGAATTATTCTGGATTGATTTGGTGCAGCAATAACTGGAGAAACATTTACACTGGTATCCATGGACATCATGGACAGATTTTGAGTACTAAAAGGAGAAGGAGTGACTGAATATGATGGTTCTGTCATTTCTAGTTTTTGCTCAGATCTTCCTATGGCATCACTGAATACAGTTTTTTCTGCTTCAATGTTTATTTTTGCTTCATTATTATTATCCAAAGTGTTGTCCTGCTGTTTGGTTATGTAATTGTTTTTGTTCTTGTTCTAAATTGTAATTTACCAAAATGTTAATATACACTTCTCTCTCCCAAAAATACATATTTTCGATATCTTGAACACTCCATTTTAGTTCTTTCATTAAAGAGAAGTTAGTTTGATAGTAGTCAACCACATCAAAGTAACTTGCTGCTAGATAAAAAAACTTAGGAAACCAGATACCTCACTCCCACTATTTTCTTTTTCGACCTTGAACCATAATCTTGGTTCGTTTTTTACAAATTCATTAATTTGTTTCATAGTAAACAAAGGGAGATTATCGATGATCTCCTTGCACTTTTCATTTACAAATTTATTTAAGTAAAAAACTTGACCAGAAATTATTATACTCTTGATGCATGATTTAGAATAAACTTCATCTGAAAATGAATCTTGTTTTAGTAAATCACTTAAAGAAGGAGTTGCCAAAGTAATTGTAATGGATTCACCTACTGTTATATTCAATGATTGAATTGCATTTTTATTTTCAATATTAGATATACCAATTTGAGTTTTTTCTTGATTTACAATCACATTAATCAATTCATCAACACTTTTAGATCTAATTTGTAAAAATAAGTATTCTGCATCAGCAAGACACAAATCTTGTATATTTTTTAAATCACAGTTGTCTTTTATGCATTCATATAACGCCAATAATGACAATTTTTTATTATCTTCATTAAGTATCAAAGATATTTTTTTAGCATCTTTTACTTTAAATGCAGTAAATAAAACTTTCTTTTTACTAAAAGGAAGTGTGGTTTCAAACTTTGGTTGCGAGTCTTTAAATAAATTTAAAATATCCATAATAATTCCAAAAAATTTATAGTATAGAAGATCTAGTAATAGATCTGTAATTCAATACAACTTGATAAAGTAAGGGAGAATCTGCTTTGGCAGACAATTGAATAGGCAGTGCCTCTACTGGATATACTTCTTGAAATGTCCATAGAGATTGGTTACTTGTTGAAACCGACTGGTTTCCATTTAAATCCAAATATGTAAGTTGAAGATTTGCAGGTTGTACAGTTTCAGTATACCAAGGAACAAAAAAAGTATTATTATTTCTATTGTACATAGCATCAAACCAGTCATTAAAATAATTTAAAATAAATAGATCGCCAGTGACATAAAAAGTCATTACAATTCCACCAACAAATTTTGTAGAATTGGGAACAGCTCTACCATAATTGTAGCCTTGTAGTCCATCATATATGTAATTCGTCGCACGTGCACCAAAAGAAATTTCAGATGGATAGACAGTTATATATGATGATGATACTTGACCATTAGGAAGGTCATCTAATTCGGGCCTATAAATTTTTACAGCATATCTATTGGCTCTTTGAAGACCGCCACGGGCATTCAAATAATTTTTTAGATTGTCAATATTATTGGTGTTTATGGGTGAGGATGACATTTGTTATATAACTCTTTTTCTGTTAAAATTTTAAATTCTATATTGTGTTTTTCACAATAACTTTCTGCTGCCTTCCACTTTGCAGTATTTACTGCCCATATATATTTTTCATTTTTGTTGGCATTTTCTTTTAAGAAGGTTTGTTTTTTGGGTTTGACTTCTACCATCCAAATTTTTTTATTATTGTTTTGCTTTATCTCTATTAAAAAATCTGGATAATAGTTTTTAATTTTATTTTCTATTGGATGCACATAAGGAATTGCAATTTCTTCAGATGACCATTTTATTATATTTGGATGGTCGTCGCAAAATTTGCAAACAGTTCTTTCCCATAGGGATCTGCATACGATCTTTTCACAATCGCCTATGTATTTCTCTTTGTTTTTTGGAAAAAACTGTGTTCTGTACGCCATTTTAAATATTTATGATATTGCTAAATATTATAGTATGGCATCAACATATATATACCCAATTGCAGGTAGCGCTTCTGGTGCTGAAGTTCCTTTGCAACTCAGATTTGATGTTGCAACCTATTCTTTAAAGAATTTTGAAAGAACCAGAGATTCTATCGTAACTAGATCCGATGCTACCATAATACTTCCTATGCCAAAAGAACCGGGCTATAGTATCATTCACCAGTTTGGTGAAGGTCAAAATCCTGTTGGACCCGTAATTTCTATGGCAGGTGCAGCCAATAGCGGTGGTTTGGATAACTTTGGAACTTTGTATTCAAGAGTAATGCAGCCAGTAGCATTCTTTGCTGAAAGGCAATATGCAACTGATACTTATAGAAGGTTTAGTAATATTACCGAACTTACCATGGTTTCAGAGGCTAGAAAAAGTTATTACTTTGAATATTTGTTTGTTCCAAAATCACCAGATGAGTCAAATGTTGTTACTGATATAGTTGGAACGTTTAGAAAAGGATCTTATCCAGTAGTTGCTACAGGCTTACCCGAAAGATCTTATCCACAAAGACTATGGAATATTTCCGTAATGAATGGTGGAGATATAAATCCAAATAGAACTGCGGATTGGTTTGGTGAACCTCTTCCATGTGTTTTGAGTGGTATTGTCGTAAAACATGCAGACTACGGTGATCCAGTATTGCGGTATCTTAAAGACTATCGTTCATCTGCTGTTATGCTTGGTCTTAATTTTGTTGAATTTGAAACTGGTACATATGTTCCAGATGCAAATGCTACTTGGTCTAAATCTGAAATTTCAGATTATTATTTTGGATACTCTGGATAATGAAATACTTTGATAAACTTCCAAAACGAACTTTTGAAACTACACTTGGATCTTTTTCTATTAGTGATTATTTTAGTTACTATAAGTTTAGCTTTGATTTAGTTAGCAAAAGACAATTTGAATTTGATAGCAAAACCACATTGGTAGAGGCTGCTTCAACTCTATATGAAGATCCCAATTCTTTTTGGTTGATTCTTCTAGCGAATCAAACAATAAATCCATTTTTCTTGTTTATTGATAACTATACTGATTTTATTCAAAATAACAAATACAAAGAAACAGCAAAAATTGCAAACTCGACAGGAAATAGTGGTTATTATATGAGTGCTGGTAGTTTAGTATTACCATATTCGGCAACTGGAGGCAATCCATTTGATTTTAATTATGTTGGTAATTTTTCTTTAGATGGAGATATCTACATTGTAGAAGATCAAGATTCATATACAAAAAGAGTAACAATGAAACCAACACCAAGCAATGGGGTTCCTTTTGCAAGTGGAGGTATTGAGGCACAATATGTTGATTTTAAAGCACCATCAACATTTATAAATTCTACAGAAACACCAATTAACACACTTGAAAAGTACTCTTATATAGATACAGTAGAATTAATTGAAGATTATGGACCTGTTGGATCACTGTTATTTAAAAACATGTTGTTAGGAGATGTTCCAAATGTTTATATTCCTCCAAGCTCTAAAACCGCAGAACAGACAACTCAACAAGTAGCGCAGTATGCAAATAGAAAGGTGAATATATTTAATCCAAGTGAATTGTCCAAAGTGACTAGTCGTTTAATTACGATTAAATATACATGATATGCCTCCAAATTTACAATCAAATCCATTTGACTCACCATTAAGTGCAATCGTACTTAAAAGTTCTACAGATTCACGATATGCATTTAATATTTTAAACAGAAATAGTCAGTGCCAGTTTCAACGTTTGGAATTAGAAGAAAGTGCATTTGAAATATTTCCTGTTGGCGCTATAGTTGTGCGCGATACACAAGATATAACCACGTTTATTCAAAACAATAAAATTGATTATGCCTTAATGTACATGACTGATGGTAAGATGATAAGACTTTCTATTACTAGCACAACCTATGTAAATAATGCAGCTTCAGAAACTGAAGAAAACTTTGTATCTATAAATGTTACAAATAGTTTTTATAAATTATCTCAAAAAACTTCAGCATCGGATTTATTAACATCCAATGGAAAACTTGAAGATAGAGTTGATTCTTTAAATAATATTTTAGATTATTTTGATCAAAATGTTTTTGCTAAATTACAATATCTAAGTGAATCAGGTGAATCATATAAAGGTGAAAGTACTACGGTAAATCCTAGTAACTTTTTTTGTTTAAAAATGTTAAGTCCGGGAAATAATAATAATTTAACATATGCCTCCACAGATAGTGCTTTTCAATATTTAAATTATATTTCTAGTTTGGCTGTTGGGCCAGAAACATCAAACGGAACACGAGAACCCAGATATCTATTTTGGTCGGAGTTTGGTGACTATATCAATTTTAAATATTTCTATGAAAAGAAAGATGAGGACACTCAAACATTTAACAAATATAAGAATTACAATTATAGATACAGTGTTTATGATTCAGACGTTCCATCACAAACATCGACCAATGGTAATGTCTATAAAAAAATCTATAATTTAAGAACAGATCCGACAAATCAATGGGTATCTAAAAACTACTTCTATGTTAGAAAAACACCAAAATTTTTAGATAGTGTGCCATCATATCTTACTACCAACCAACAAAAACAAGATTATACAACAAAAGCTCTTACATATCATTTTCAAGATGATGGAGAAAAATATAATATTGAAGTAATAGCATCTAGTGGTGCTATAAATGGTGTTACTTCTGGTGCAGAGGAAATGATATGTGAGAAGAACTGGGGCTGGATCTCAGATGATAACACAACAAATGATAATGCTCCACCCACATATGGATCTGGAGAATTTGGTTTTGCAAAATCTTATTCTCAAATAAATTATATGGGAAATAGTGGTTATTTTTCACATTCAGATAATATCGATATGTGGAAAAATCTATTTGATGCTACTGAAATTCATCCAAATTATCCAAACCCAGCTAATGCGTCAACAGCAGTAAATGATTTTTTATATAATGTAATTCAAACAAACTTGACAAATTTGTATAAAGGAAATACTTACGTTCCTGAAAATTTGGAAATAAGACGACAAATAGAAAGAGAAAACTTTGTATTGTATTCTTTATGCTGTATGGGTGATGGTGAAGAATCATTCTTTGCTAGTTTGATTCGATATGCACCAGATCCATTTACTTCCATACCATTGATTGGAGGGGACGGTCTTAAGTGGCGGTATAAGTGGGAAGGATTAAAATTTACAAATGGTGCTGGTAGTACTTATTGGACAGCAATGGAATTGTGGGAATCTGATTCAACAAATATGGCAACTGGCACAGGTCCAAATGATTCGTGGGCAATAAATTTAAATGAACGAACTGCAGGTTTAGGAAGTCCAGCATACTATCCACCTGGATGGGTCAGTACTGGTCTTGGTTCGGGATTTAAATATCGACCTATTGGATGTTATACTACAATTCCAAATACGGCTGGCGATACGATTGCACATATTGTAAAGATGTATAAAACTACCGCAGAAAGACTTGCTGTTGAAGGGGGTATAGCCGTACCACCCGAATTAAAAGGAAAAATGTTGTATTATTTTAGTGCTGAAAACGTAGTAGATGGGAGCTGCTAATGCCAAAACGTGGAAAAACTGTAACTCTTGGAACAAATGTTTTAAATGTACCAATTGGAAATTTTGGTTCTAGGAGCGAATATGTATGTGCAAATGCTCAAATAGTGCAAGGTGTTACATCAACTCCAAACTCATTGGAAGAATGTTTTTCTAAATTCCCTGGTATATTAGCTATTGCTACTGCTGTAGGTATTACTAGTTCTACTTCATTGTGGTCATTTCCTGGTGTCACTTATGGTACAGAAGGTCTTACATATCCATTAGATATATACCTTGGCACCGCTTCAAATGAATGCAAAGAAATAAGTAATAATACTAGATTAGGAAAAGACTTTTTTGGTTGTCTTTGGGGAGTACCTGAAGCTCCATATAACTGTAGTTGCCCTGATCTTGGACCTAAGTTTGAAGCATATTTAAAACTTAGATTAAATGTTGCTACTTTTTGGAATACTCCAAAAGCTACTCCCGTTAAAAGAAAAGAGTTTTTGGATGCTTTAAAGTATGCCAGAAAACTAACAATTAATATTGCTGGTGACTATTCAATAAAAGTTGGTAACTTTGTAGAAATTTTAGCAAACAATATAAGTGGTTATCCATATTTTTCAGGTGGATCAGTAATAAATGGTATTTATTGGGTGCTTGGTGTAAAACATGTTTTTACTAATTCCGGTACACATGAAACCATTTTAACTCTATCTGATATATTACCATCAACTTCTGCACCAATAAATTCTAGTGGTGGGAATAATCAAAATACAGTACCCCCTTGGAATATCGATTTAGATATTCCAAATAATCCTGGTAACTTCAATGATCCATTCTTTCCAACAAATATTGGTGACCAGATCTGGTCATAATGTATAAATAAATTAGAATGAAAACCAAAGATTTTTCAATATTATTAGAAAAAGTATCAACTGCAAATTCCAAAAAAGATTTGGCATTTGTGAGTGGTACAAATTCTATAGTTCAACAAATTGAAAATGTACTGAGAACAAATAAAGGTGAAAATGTTTCAAACATGAGTTTTGGAGCAAATATCAGAGATTATACCTATGACGTTGCCGTCAATAGACAAATTATTACAAGTACTTTGAGGTCAGTAATCAAATCCTCAATAAGAAAAATATTTGATGTATCTGTTACTGTAAATTATTATTCGGATACAGCAATAATCTTTGATATTCAATTTTCTACAGAAATATCTTTAACTAGTCAAAATAAATCATCCTGCCAGATAGAGATACCATTATCATGACATACAATTTAAAAACTTTAAATGTAGCCTCTTTGGATTTTGAAGATATTAAAAATTCATTGATTTCTTTTTTAGAAATACAACCCGGTTTGACCGACATTGATTTTAGAAACCAAGCTAGCACTGCTAATCTTTTAATTAATATTCTATCAACTGCCACAGCATATAATGGTGTATATTCACAATTTGGATTTACCGAATCATTTTTATCAACAGCAACGTTATTAGAATCTGTAATATCAATTGCTTCAAATCATTCAATTGTTGTTCCGCTTGTAAAATCTGCAACCGTAAAGGTTTCTACTCGTGCATATGTTCAAGATTATCAATCTTATGCAGCTACGGCGACAGATGGAAGTAATGTAAATTTCTTTGTTATAAATGGAACACCTGGGGGTTTAACAAGTGCACAGGAAATGTATCTATATGCTGGCTCAAATGTGCAAACATTTAGCAATTATGACTTTACAAGCCAGTCAATACTTTTACCATATAACATTGACCCCGATACTATTTCTTTTTACGTTATTCCAGATTCTTTAAATAAAGCTGAAAAAGTAAAATGGACACGAGTCAGTAAAGGTAATATGACTACCAATACAGACAACAATTATTTTACTGTTACAAATTCTGCTAATGGTTATCTAGTTACTAATAATTTTGCAAATGCAAATACCGTTCCTACTTCTAAGTCCGTTATAGTTCGTGCAGTTACTGCAAATGGAACAAGTGGAAATAACGCTGTATTAGCTGACCCAAATAATGATTTTGATCTTATTGGCACTCCCGGTGGTGGTTATAATACGATATCGCTCGATACTGCCAAAGCAAAACTACTTTTTGAATTAAACTATGACCGATGTGTAACTCTCAAAGATTTTACTAATGCTATAGTTGGTTCTGGTATCTCTGGAACATCTGATCCAGATATGGTATATGTAAGAAATGGTGATATTCCGGGATCTGTTAATGTTTATGTAACTGATCTTTCTACTGGAAGTCAAGCGGCTCTAATGGAATACCTAGAAGCCAAAGTCATAGCTGGAATACAGGTGGTATACGGACTATGATTCCTCTGTTCTTTAACAGATTACCCGTAAGTATTGCTCAAAAAGTTGAATTGCTTTTTGAAAAAGCATTAAAGCAATATGGTTCAGAATTATATAATGTTGGAAAAGACAAATTTATTGGTGATAATCTAACAGTTGAATCATTGTTTCCAGAGTGGATAATTCAGGAATATCAAAGCAATACTTCTAATGTGACAATTGTTCCTATTGTCAAACAATATCTTCGTTGGCTGTACAGCATGAAATATGGCTATGGTGCATATATTCCGTGGGAAGTATTGAGAAGTCCAGTATTCATGCCACCTGAATTGTTACAGGGGTTGGCTGAATTATATTTCCCCGGAGAAGATTTCTCATCTGATGAATTATCAGATATTCTTCCAAACATTCCAAAATTTTCAATACAAGTGGATTATCAATACTTCGGAAAAAAGGGAACTCCTGGTGGCATTCGTTATGTGTTAACAACTCTAATGGGTTATAGTTATTCAACTACTAAAGTTATAAGTTTTAGTAATTCTGTTATAAAAATTATTGCAAATGTTTCAGATAACCATAAAGCTTTCTTAGAAAGAAGTGTTATACCAGCCGGAATGGTGATTATATATGAGGCTCCATAATGTTATCAAAAATTGTTCTGTTTGCACTATCTGTTGCATCGCGTGGATTAAAAAATCATAAAACTGATTTACCAACTAAACAACTCAGGTATATATCTTGTTACGGTAATGGTATTATACCTCCTTGTAAATTTTTAAATAAAAGCAAAGACTCAGAACATTATTATTGTGGAAAATGTGGCTGCGGAGATCATAAACATACTTGGTTGGTACGAGAAGCTGGTGAGTATTCTAAATTAGATTATCCAGTAATAAGTTGTCCATTAAAGATGCCGGGATTCAGTAATTATGATCCAAATTTTTATGATAAAGAAGATGGCCAACGAAAACGTGATATTGAAAATTTAAATCCTGCATCTGTGGAGTTGGTACAAATAACAGTAAATCACAGTGAAGAAAATGAACGACTATTTGAAAAACTGAATAACATTATGAAAAATTCATAAATATTTTCATGGCCATTACAACCCGTCAAAACTTTATAGATTATTGCTTTAGATCTCTGGGTGCACCTGTAGTGCAAGTAAATATTGATTCCAAACAAGCAGAAGATAGACTTGATGAAGCTCTTGAATATATGTATGAAAGGCATTTTGATTTTAATCAACGTGCTTTATTTTTATATCAAATAACGGAAGCAGATAGAGTTAATAGATATTTTGATACAACTCAATTTGGGCCAGCTCTTGGTGCACAAATTAAAACAGATGAAAATGGAAATACTGGTTACTGGCCTTTAGCAACAGATATTCGTACTATTACAAAGGTATATTCTCCAAGTGATATTGTTGGTGATTATATGTTTGATTTGCGGTATCAAATGACATTGTTTGATTTTTTTGGATTGTACTTCAACCAGTCAGGCGCCCCTCAGGGACCAATGGCGGCATACATGGAAGGTATGAGTTATATTAAATTGGTTAATGATGTATTTAACTACCCAACATCCTTTACATATACGAGAACAACTGACAGACTATTTTTAGATACAGAGCATAGCAAACTTCCTGCCGGAGCATTTTTAATGGTAGAAGCATATGTTCAAATTGACACAAGCCAATATAATAAAGTTTGGAATGATAGAGTTTTCAAAAGATATTATACTGCATTATTGAAAAAACAATGGGCTCAAAATCTATTAAAATTTACTGGTGTTCCTTTACCCGGTGGTGCTCAATTAAATGCCCCAGCACTGATGACTGAAGCATTAACTGAATTAAATACCATAGAACAACAACTAGTAAAAACACAAGAATTGCCACCTGATCCACTTATAGGTTAAAATGACCACAAATCCTTATATAATAAACTATAGTAATAAAGGTGAGCAAGATCTTGCTGAGGGTATTACTATAGAAATAATACAGGCAATGGGACAGGATTGTATATATGTTCCAAGAGAATATTTTTCAATAGATAAAGTTTTTGGTGAGGATCCTGGATCATCATTTACGAAATCTTATACACTAGAAATGTATTTGATGAATTATAAAGGATTTGATGGAACTGATATAATAACTCAATTTGGTCTTGAGATTAAAGATAAAGTTACTTTATTATTTGCAAGAAAAAGATTTTTTCAAGAAGTAACTAATAGACAAAATTCAATTACTAGACCCAGAGAGGGAGATTTAATTTATTTTCCTCTTTCAAAATCTTTATTTGAAATAAACTTTGTAGAGCATGAAAATCCATTATATCCATTTGGCAAACTTTATTCTTATATGATAACAGCAGAATTGTTTACCTATAGTTATGAAAAGGTTAAAACAAATAATGCTACAATTGATTCTATAGTTTCACAGACTCGTGGTTTCTCTGGATCACAAATCATACCACTCAATATAAATATTGGCACAACTGCTGGTATAAATGATACTCTACAGACAGAAGCCAAAGGATATACGTTTGATCCTCAGAATCCCTTTGCAGCAGAAGAAAGTCCTTAAGGTAATAAATGTTTGGATATTTTTACAACCAAAGTCTTAGAAAATTAGTGATAGGATTTGGTACCCTATTCAATAATATATCTGTTGACCATGTTAATCCTGATGGTGGTAGCGATCTTAACATTCGTGTACCCATTACTTATGCTTCTCAAGAAAAATTTATAATAAGGTTTTTAGAACCATCATCAATTAATGATGGTTTAAGAATTGAAAACCAGCTTCCGCGTATGAGTTATGTTATGACAAGCATACAAGCGGATCCAAGCCGAAGACGCAATGTAAATACACCTTCACTTTCACGGTCAACAGCAAATTGTGCCGAAAATCCACTGGTTATAACCGAAGAAATTCCAGTCAATATAGGATTTACTTTGTTTATTTATTCAAGACATATTGATGATACATTGCAAATTGTTGAACAAATAATGCCGTATTTTAATCCACAGCACGTGATAACAATGGATTTAAATCCTGCAAAACCGGGTATCAATATACCCATAACGCTGGTTTCCAATAGCATCAGTGAAAGGTATGATGGCGATCTTTCTACTCGTCGTATTAATATTTCTTCATTTACTTTTGTAGCAAAAAGTTATATATTTGGAAAGGTGCAAAATGGAACTGTTATCAATTCAGTTTCTGTTTCCGGCCTAACAGCTGGAATTGCATTTGGATTTGACTCATGAATAAACAATTAGCTAAATTTTTTAATGTTCCTGATCAACCAGACTCTAAAACAAAAGAAATTTTGGGCGGTACGTACGATGCAAATAATTTTCAAAAAGATTATACACTTGTACAATCAAATCTAAAAGATTTGATTGGTAGCGGAAATGTTGCTTTGGAGGCTGCATTGAAAGTTGCTACTGAATCTGATGCACCCAGAGCATTTGAAGTGGTTGCTATTCTTTTAAAGACAATGGCAGATTTAAACAACAATGTATTAGATGTACATAAAAAAGCTAAAGAAACTACAAATACTAAGACTGAAATAAAGCAGACAAATAATTCTGTGTTTGTTGGTTCGACAAAGGATTTGCAGAACCTGTTAAATAAAGATAGAAGTACAGAAAAAAATGTGATTGATATAGAGGCAATAAAGAATGAGTCTCAACAAGAATAATCAGGGATATAGAAATAATCCAAAACTCAAACCACCGGGCATTGAGCTCCAGTATACAAAAGAACAACTAGACGAATATATTAAATGTGCAAATGATCCTGTATACTTTTGTAACAAATACATCAAAGTAAAGACTCTTGACAAGGGTATCATGCCCTTTGAACTTTATGATTATCAACAAAAGTTTGTTAATTATATTCATAAAAATAGATTTGTTATTTCAAAATGGCCCCGTCAGTCTGGTAAGTCTACCTCTGTAATTGGTTATATCTGTCATTATATTACCTTTAACCAAAGTGTAAGCGTGGCAATTTTAGCAAACAGACTAAAGACGGCCAAAGATGAATTGTATTCAAAATTACAGTTAGCCTATGAAAATTTACCACAATTCTTACAACAAGGTGTAGTGGAGTGGAATAAAACATCTTTAAAATTAGAAAATGGTTCCCGAGTAGTATGTGACGCTACCTCTTCCGGTGCAATCCGTGGTGGTTCGTTTAACTTTCTTCTTTTGGACGAATATGCCTTCTTGCCATCTCACGTAGCTGAAGAATTCTATGCATCTACCTATCCTACCATTTCAGCAGGTACCACCACCAAGCTTGTAATAGTTTCTACTCCCAATGGAATGAATCACTTTCATAAACTTTGGGTTGATGCCAACAGGGCAGATGGCCATAAACTAAAGAATAAATTTATTCCCATAGAAGTTAGTTGGAGAGATGTACCGATTACCTCTGGTGGAAGAAAAAGAGACGATGTTTGGGCAGCGGAACAGATTGCCAATACAAGCCCAGAGCAGTTTGAACAGGAATATGGCTGTAGTTTCTTGGGATCGTCCAATACACTGATCGCTACCTCAAAACTAAACGTTCTGGCACCAGAGGAGTTTTTGCAAGAAGATTCTGATGGACTTAGAATATTTGAACTTCCTAAAAAAGATGAAATTTACTTTTTACAAGCCGATGTCTCTAGAGGACAAGGTTCAGACTATTCAGCATTCACCGTAATAAATGGTACTTCGGCTCCATATAAGGTAGTTGCATCATATCGAAATAATGCAGTAAGTCCTTTTAATTTTCCAAATGTAATTAAAAAAGTTGGAGAACGATATAATAATGCTTATGTGTTAGTAGAAACAAATGACATAGGTGGGCAGGTTTCTTCTATTCTTTATAATGATTTGGAATATGAAAATGTTCTTATGACCAAAATAATGGGTCGGAAAGGACAAATGTTATCACAAGGATTTGCTGGTGGAAGAAGTGAAATGGGATTAAGAACAACTACTCAAACCAAAAAATTGGGGTGTGCTATATTTAAAAGGTTAGTTGAAGAAGACAAAATTTTAATAAATGATGAAAGAATATTGGCTGAATTAATAACATTTGTTTCAAAGTCAAATACATTCAAGGCAGAAGAAGGACATAATGACGATCTTGTAATGACTTTGGTATTCTTTGCTTGGTTAACAAGACAAGAATATTTTGCAGATTTGATTGAAAGCGCAAAATTTAACTATGAAGAAGCCAAAAAGCCAGAAGATGACAACACTTTATTCATGTTAAGCGAAGAATCTATGGAAGATGATGAATTTTCTGATGGAAATGTTGTTTGGAAGAAGGTATAAAAAATTACTAAATATTAGTGATAAAAAAGGACAATCATGCCAACTCTTAGTTCTTTTACTAGCACTAATCAATTTCGAACTGAAACAGCCTCTGATGCATTTAAGATGGATTGCGGCTATTTGACAGGTTTAACCTATTTAACCCCAACATTTAGTACTGTTGGAGCATCAAACAATCCCGGAAATTTATTTGGTTGGCTAATTTATGCCAGAGCAATTAAGTCATCGCCAGCAATAGGTACTACCGCATCAACGTATGTGTATTATACTTCGCCATCAGCAATGGTTAATGATTTAAACAAATTAAATGGTGTTACCGGAGCTTTAATAAATCCTACAACAACTACAGGAAATAGTTTTGGATTCTTTATCTATAATGGTATAATTAATACCGATCAAACCAGTAATCTTGGAATTACTGGTGCTGGAAGAGAATTTTTATATGCATTAGATTATCTTTCATACGGTGGTAATCTCGTTATTGCAGGAACTACAAAAGGTTTTTTAGACTGGAAAACTGACTATAATACAGATTTTGATTTAATTATGGGTGCAACTGGTTTAGGTTTTTCTGGCGCTCAAAGATGGCTTGAAAAGGAAGCACCATATACTATAGGTGTGTTTCCTAGTCTAGATGATGGCGCAGGAACAACTTTAACAAATTTTGTTTTTAATGCAACATCATTTGTCGAAGGCGCAACTGTAGCTGATCGTGTATTTTCTGTGTATGGTCAAAAAACAGTAACAAATCTCCCACTTCCATCGCTTTATACTTCCGGTGTACTGACTTATGTTAATAATCTTAGTGCTGATGTTGCTGGTATGTTTACACGCGTTAATGCTAGAAATGAACTTTATTTAACTATTGCGGGTTCGGCTAGAGGTTTCATTTTAAATGGAGACGTAACAACCACAGTAAACTTTGCTGATACTGATCTTAAAAATCTTCTTAAAAATGCTCGTGTAAACTATTTCTTAAATTATACAACCAAATTCCTTGGTGCTGATTTAGTTGGAGCAACTAGTTCACCATCAAATCCAATAGTTGATGAAAGAATTGGCCCAGCTCAAATGAAGGCCAAAATGAAGAGAGATATTACAAACATTGGTCTTAAATATCTCTATGAGTTGAATAACTCAACAACCAGAAATCTAGTTACTGGAGAAATAACAAATTACTTGTTGCAATATACTACGTACTTGGATACTACAAAAACTCAAGTTATTTGCGATTCTACCAACAACAATGACAACGTATCAACACTTACAATCTTTGTAAATGTAACTCCATTGATTGGAACAACCTCGTTTACACTGAATATAACTCTAAACCAATAATATGGCATCATATAACTCATTAAACCAATTTAAAGCTGGGTTTAAGGGCGGTACTAGAGCAAACCGTTTTCGTGTTATTCCTAATTTTCCCAGTACAGTAAATGTTGGGAGTAATAATACTACTAGTTCATTTCTTATATCATCTGGATCATTACCAAAAGCAGATGTTGGTGTTATAGGTGTTCCATACAGAGGAAGAATGGCGTATTTTGCCGGAGACCGTCAATATTCAGTATGGCCAGTTAGAATTTATGATGACAATGACAGTGCTTTATGGAAAGCATTTAATAGTTGGAAAGAAAAATTGGATGGCCATCTTACACATAAAGTAGAAGGTAACAATTATTCTTATTCCAATTTACAAACTACTTTTTTTATAGAACAATTGAGACCAAATGGTGAAGTATTAAGAAAAATTAAATTAAATAGATGTTGGCCAAGTGAAGTTGGTGGAATTAATTTTGACTTAGGCTCATCTGAATTTGTTACCTTTGATGTAACATTAACATTTGATTATATAGACATACTTACTGGAATCTGACCATGGCATCACTAAATGAATTTAAAGATAACTTTAAAGGTGGTACTCGCCAAAATAGATTTTTGGTGACAGGAAGTTTTCCTTCTGGGGCTGCTACTGCTTCTAATGCAGGCAATTCGAATAATGCTGGAACCGCAATTCCATTTCATATTAGATCAACTCTTATACCTACTCTACAGACAAGCACAGTTTCATATGACTATTTTGGTAGAAAATTAAATTATCCCGGTGAAAAACTGTATTCCACATGGTCTGTGTCCATTGTAGATGACACAGATAGTGGAGATTTGTGGAAAAGATTTCATCGGTGGCATAATTTTATAAACAATCATGTTGACAATAAAACAAGATATTCAGTTACCCCAAACTATAAAGTTAACTGGTATATTGAACATCTTGGATTGAATGAAAATGTTTTAAAGCGTTTTCGTTTAAATGGATTGTGGCCCAGAACAATAAATGAGATGTCTTTTAGCATGGCTCGTCCAAATGTGTTAAATACTTTTAACGTAGTCTTTGTTTATGATACAATTTCAATTGATAGCATAACACAAAGAGACAGCTTATAAAAAGGAATTATTGATGGAAATAGATATTTTTGGATTCCAGTTTGGTAGAACAAAGGACGAACCACAGAAAAAAAGTGAGATTGTAGCGCAAAATATCGCTGCTCCCGAAATCTTTGATGGAACTGTTACAGTTGAAGCTGGTGGATTTTTTGGAACTGCTTTGGACTATGCTGCCAACCTTCGTGATGAAGGTGCATCCATCATTCAATATCGCAATATGTCTATCTATCCAGAGGTAGACAATGCTATTGATGAAATTGTAAACGCATCAATTGTACCGGGTACAGACCGCAAACCAGTAAAATTAGATCTTGTCAGTGTTCCAATTGCTGAGCCAATTAAATTAAAGATTTACAAAGAATTTGAAAGAATCATCCATCTAATGGATTTCAATGGAAAGTCATATGAAATTTTTAGAAGATGGTATATTGATTCTCGTATATTTTATAATATTGCAATTGATAAAGATCAACCAATGAATGGAATTGAGGAAATTATTCCTCTTGATCCTCTAAAGATAAAAAAGATTCGTAAAGTTGAAAAACAACAAGAACGAGTCGGAAATACTCAAGTTGGTGTAATTAAAAAAATTGAAGAATATTATCTTTATACCAATACCGATAAAGAAACATATATGTTGACTGGACCGGGTGGTCTGCATCTGTCTCCAGATAGTATAGTTTATGTTCCATCTGGCGTTGTTGATCTCAATACAAAAAGAGTTCTTGGCTATCTGCACAAAGCAATCAGACCATTGAACATGTTGAGACAACTAGAAGATTCTCTTCTAGTTTACCGTGTTGCACGTGCACCAGAACGAAGAGTCTTCTACGTTGACGTAGGACAGCTTCCTAAGCAAAAGGCTGAACAGTACGTTCGTGACATGATGAGCCGTTTCCGCACACGCCTGATCTACAATCAGACTACTGGCGAAGTGCGTGACGAAAGAAACCATCTTTCTGTATTGGAAGATTACTGGATTCCTCGCCGTGAAGGTTCTAATGGCACACAGATTACTACTCTTCCCGGTGGTAATGCCATGTCTCAAATTGAAGACGTAGAATACTTTAAGAAGAAGTTGTATGCTTCATTGAACGTTCCTCTTAGCCGTTTGATGTCAGATCAAACTGGATTTAATATGGGCCGTTCCGTAGAAATTACCAGAGAAGAAGTCAAGTTCTATAAATTTATTGAAAGACTTCGCCATCAATTTAGCAAGTTGTTCTTAGATCTATTGCGAGTTCAATTGATCCTAAAAGGTATAATGACTGAAGATGACTGGCACGAACTTCGTCCAGAAATCAAAGTAGTATTCAATACCGACAATTATTTTTGGGATCTTAAGGAAGCAGAAATTTTAGCAGAACGTCTAAAGATGGTTCAGTTTGTTGATCCATATGTTGGAAAGTATTTCTCTTCAGAATATGTTCGTAGAAAGATTTTGAAACAAACTGAAGAAGAAATGCAAGAGATGAATAAAGAAATAGCAGTTGACAGACAGAGAATCCAAGCCGAGCAAATGGCACAGATGGCTCAACAACAGGCTGCTGGCGAAGGAGAGCCACCACAATGAATGAAACTAGCACCATACTTTTAAAAAAGAGTTTTGAAAGTTTAATTCAAAATAATGATGAGGAATTCAAAAAATCTCTGAGAAGTGCTTTAAGTACAAAACTCAATGAAAATATTGAATATTTAAAAATTCATACCCAGAAGAAGTTATTTGAGCCTTCTTTCAAATTTACTCCTAAATCAGAAGAAATTAAAAATTTTGTTGAGTTTTTAGAATCATATGATCCTTCAAATCCATCAAAAATTAAATTAAAAAATGAAAGTGTTATAAATATAACAGAGAAAGAACTTAAAGATATCAAGATACTATTTGATCAACTTAGTCCAAAAAATAGAACCCTAATGGTTGAATCTATTTTTGAAAGCAAAGCCAATCTAGATCAACATCTTGAATTTTGCCAGAAAGTAAAGGTATTACAAAAATGAATCCCAAAGTAAATGAACTAATCAAAAATATGATTGACGAGAACGTAGTTGCTTTCAAAGAAAATACCTCCAAGCTTCTCTATGAAAAGACTGGCAAAAAGATTGAAGGAATGTACGAAACTGTCGCAAAAACCATCATAAAGCCCACCAATGAAACTAATAACTGAAATAAACGAAGATATTAAGTATATCAAAGAGAACACTGGAAACGGTGATAAGGCTTATTTCATTGAAGGTATCTTTATGCAAGCCAGCGTAAAGAACCGCAATGGTAGAGTATATCCCCAAGGCATTCTTATTAAGGAATGTAAGAGATATATCACTGAGTACGTTGATAAAGGCCGTGCTCTTGGTGAACTAAACCATCCAACTGGTCCAACTGTCAATCTTGACCGTGTTTCGCACATCGTCAAGGAACTTCATGAAGATGGCAATACCATTTACGGTAAGGCTAAGATCATGGATACCCCAATGGGTCGCATTGTAAAGAACCTAATTGAAGAAGGTGCACAATTAGGTGTATCTACCCGTGGTATGGGTTCGTTAAAGAGTAAGAATGGTTATCAAGAAGTTCAAGAAGATTTCATGCTTGCTGCGGTTGATATCGTAGCCGATCCATCAGCTCCAAATGCTTTTGTCAATGGAATCATGGAAGGAAAAGAATGGATTCTTGAAAATGGCAGCTGGTCTGAAAAAGAATTCAACAATGCTAAAAGAATTATCAAAAGTTCTTCCAAAAGAGATTTAAACGAAAATATCGTAAAACTATTCAACGATTATTTTAGGAGTATGTAATGTCATTTGACTGCATCACCGAAGGTTCCAAAGACTATATTAAATACGTTCTTCAATTATCTGAAGAATCTATGACTGGTGTTACCTACGTAGCTCCAGGTCGTAAAAAAGAAACTAGAAAAAGACCTTCTTTTACTTTTAGTGGTGGTGCAGGTGGAAAAGGATTGGGTGGAGGAGATGATATTCAACCTGGAGATTTTCTTTCAACCGAAAAAGATGAAAAAGGAAAAACAAAAGATCAAGGTTTGCGTGCAGGCATAATGTGGGGTAATTCTAAAATTCCAAATTCACGTACAACAAATGAGAAGGGCGAAGAACAAGACAATACCCAAGGTGGTTTAGATTATATAACCTCATTAGGTCAAGCTCAAAGTGCTTTGGATTTTGCAGACCAAATGATGCCTGCAGCCGTAAAACTGCTTTTAGCCAAAGGTCTTTTCTCTTCACAAATTAAAGCTAATCCCGGCAGTACTGCTGGCACTGCCGACAGCAGTAATGTTTCTTTGAAAGGTGCATTAGATGCAGCACGCGGTGGGGCTAATCAAGAACAACAAATGGCTCTTTCTGGATTTGAAGCTGTAGCAGGTGATTTACTATCTCAAATAGAAAATTTGACAGGAACCACTAAGATTGCAAATGAAAACAATCCACTTGCTCAAAAAGTAATGCAATATAGCAAAAATTTAGGAGCAATAGATCCTTATAATCCGCTATTGGGTCTAAAAATTGGTGTTGAAATGTTGGGTGGTAAGGAAGTTTTAAGACGTACAAGAGAACTTGGTGCAGTCCAAAGCGCTGGTGCGGCAAGTTCAATGGGACATCCCTCTGGTTTCAGAGGATATTAAAAATTAAAATATACTAAATAATTTAACCTTAAGGATTAATTGACATGAAAAAGAACAAAAAACTAAATTTATCTGAAGCCGCTGCCCAAGTAATGGGTGTTATGGACGCAACTGGTCGTTCTGATATGGACGCAAGTGGTCGTGGATCCATGATTTCTGCTCCAGTTGACACAACTGGCGTTTCTGCAATTGCAGCGTCTGCTGGTCAACCTGGCGTACCCGCAACCATGAGAGTTGCTGCTCCAGGTATGCGTGCTACTGCTGCAAAAGATGGCGAAGAAGATACTGCCATTGATAATGATGCTCAAGAAGGCGAAGAAGGCGAAGAAGAAGAAATGCCTGTTGAGACCAACGAAGAACTAAAGACACAATTCCGTGATGCCATCATTTCTCTTCTTGGTGAAGATAATGTCAATAAGTCTTCTCTAGAACAACTTGAAGCAATCTTTGAGGCTGCTGTCTCTGACAGAGTTGAATCAGAAGTTGCCAAGGTTCTTGTTGAACTTGATGAGAATGCCAAAGACTATCTCTCTAATGTAACCAATTCATTGGTTGAGAAAGTTGATGACTATCTTGAGTACGTTGTTGAAGAGTGGATGACAGAGAATACTGTTGCCGTCGAACAAGGTATCAAGACCACTATTGCTGAGAATTTCATCAGTGGCCTCAAGAATCTCTTTGAGAATCACTACATTGATGTTCCAAACGAGAAGTACAATGTTCTTGATGAACTCTATGAGCAAAACAGAAAGCTTCAAGAATCTCTCAATGAGTCCATGAAGTTTAGCATCGATCTCAAGAAAGAGATCGCACTCACCGAGTGTGCTGGAATCTTTGTTGCCGAAACCAAGAATCTTGCTGACACTCAAGTCAACAAACTACAAAATTTGATGGAAAATATCAACTTCAACACTCCCGAAGAGTATCGTAATAAGTTGGTAGCCATCAAGGAAAACTATTTACAGGGTAATAGAGTTTCTGCACCCTCTAAGCCAGTTGATGAGGATATGACCTTCTCAAAGACTGTTTCTGCTCCAACAACACTCGTAGAAAACTATGCGAATGTAATGGGTAGATTAAATAAGAAACTATAACTTTACTAATTACTAAATAATTTTAACTCACAGGAGAATTTACTAAAATGCAATTTCAAGACAATACCCCATATGACATTCTAACCGAGAAATGGAATCCAGTGCTCAATCACGAAGCACTATCTCCAATCGGTGATGATTACCGTAAGAAGGTGACTGCCGTCCTTCTTGAAAACCAAGAGCAAGCCATTCGTAGCCAACACCTCGCTGAGGATATGAGCTCCGGTAACCTCGGTGGTCCCGCCACCTCCACTGGTTACAACACTGGTGCCGTCTCTGGTTATGACCCCGTTCTAATCAGCCTCGTTCGTCGTTCCATGCCAAATCTCATGGCATACGACATCTGCGGCGTTCAACCCATGACTGCCCCAACCGGCCTAATCTTTGCGATGCGTTCGCAATATGGTAATGGTGGTAGTTATGGTAGCAACTTCTACACCGAAGCCATGTTCCAAGAACCACAACCAGTATATGGTGGTTCAGGATATACCTTAACTGGTCTATCATTCGCTGGTATTACCGCTGGTTCCGGTCTAAGCGCTGGATGGAATTATGCTGCTGGATTCTCTGGTGGTATTAACTATACCTCCTACGCCGGTAGCGGAGTAAATTCCTTCAACGCTCTACGTGGTATTTTGACAAACTTCGGTGAAGGTATCGGTGGAGCAGCTACAACTTCTCCTTACACTGCTTTTAACCAAATGTCTTTCTCAATCGACCGCGTTGCTGTTCAAGCTCGTACTCGCGCTCTAAGCAGCAACTACTCTGTCGAATTGGCACAAGACCTCAAGGCCGTCCACGGTCTCGATGCTGAAGCCGAACTCGCCAATCTTCTCAGCACAGAAATTCTTGCTGAAATCAACCGCGAAATCGTCAGAACCATTTACTATGTTGCTAAGAGTGGTTCACAACAACCCGATATTGGTAATAAAGGTGTTTATAACCTTGTTGCTGACTCAGACGGTCGTTGGTCTGCTGAACGCTTCCGTGGCCTCAGCTTCCAAATCGAGCGCGAGTGCAATGCAATTGCTAAGGAAACCCGCCGTGGTAAGGGCAACTTCATCATCTGCGATAGCGATACCGCAGCCGCCCTCGCTATGTCTGGCTTCATGAGCCTCAGCCCAGCCATTGCTCCTCAACTCAATGTTGATGACACTCAAGCAACCTTTGCTGGTATCCTAAGTGGTAAGATCCGTGTTTACATCGATCCATATGCCCCACTTGGTGCCAACTTCTTCGTTGCTGGCTATAAGGGTGAGAGTCCATATGACGCAGGTATCTTCTACTGCCCATACGTTCCTCTCCAAATGGTCCGTGCAGTTGATCCCAATACTTTCCAACCACGTATTGCGTTCAAGACCCGTTATGGTGTAGTTGCTAACCCCTTTGTTATCAACACCACAACCAAGATTCCAGATGGTGAAACCCTAAGCGCTGGTATCAATCAATACTACCGTCTAACCCAAGTTGCCAACCTCCACGGTAACGGTACTTGATTAGAAGTTAGTTGATAGCGTAAGTTCAAAAACCCTCCCGAGAAATCGGGAGGGTTTTCTTTTATCCATAAATATTTCTATGGCAACCTGCTCAAGTAATACCAATCCACTTTACAATAATTACTTTACTCTTAAATTTAATAGAGGTACTAGCCAACTGGAACTTATGTGTCAGAGAGCAAACCTTCCCGGCATTTCTGTTCCAGATCTAGTTCAACCAACTACTTTAGGTACTACAATTCCAGTTCCAAGTATGGTTGCTGGATTTGAACCTCTGGCAGTGGAATTCATTGTTGATGAAAATATGACAAATTGGAATTCCATATACTCATGGATTCGAAATATTACAAATATTGAAAATGATACTGAATATAATATTGATTATCAAACCTGGCATATTACAGGAACCCTGAGCATTTATACAGGTCCGTTTGGACTTGCTAACAACAGCCCTATAACAATAACTTTTACAAATATTGTTCCAATATATTTGAGTGGATTGAATTTTCAATCTGACAATAGTGATGCAATTGTTCAAAAAGCCAATTGCAAATTTAAATATTCGTATTATACAATATCACCCAACCCCCCCGCCATACTTACTTAAAGATAGTCGGTGGGGTTGTCAGACCAGCTCTCAGGGTTCTCTGGGGGCAGATTTGGGTCAAATGGTAATTTGTTTTGCTCAGGCTTGACTTTACGGCGCTTCTTGCGCTTGGGTTGGGGTGCAGGCTCTTCTGGAGGTGGTTCGTTTATAGGGGATTCTTGGTCTTCGTTTGACAATATATCCTCTTCGTCACCCTCATCTAGTAAAATTTCAGCTTCTTCAAAGTTATCTATCAGATCATTGACAAAATTTACAAAATCTTCATTTGTGAATAAATCATTTAACATTTGAAGACCAGATTCATGTGCAAACTTCATATTATCGGGGAGAGATGAAACTACAGTTTTGGGATCTGTCTGCATTGTCATAAAATAGATCTCATACATCTTCTCTAATTCCAGAGTAGGTGCTCCAATATAAACTATGACATTGCGTGTTAGAGAAATTTCATGACCACGAATATTGGAAAGATAATTTGTTAGTTTGACGTATTCTACTAATTCGCCTTGTTCATCACGAACAACATAGGCTTCAAGCCGAGCAGGCAGTTTAATTGAAATTCTGTCGGTGTAAGCCTCATTGACCATACCAATTATTTCTTCACCTGAAGTAAGCTTAACCACTCGCAACACACCGCCAAAAGAATTTTCGGGAAGTGATTCGGACATATGTATGTCCTCCCTTCTCTATTATTTATCTTTTAAGGTGTCCTTTAAAGACATGGAAAAGATCTTATGGTCAAACTTTTCTTTTTTGTATATCTTAACACGTTCTTCAAAGTGACGGAAGATATGGTTCTTATGTTTTAACCAACAAAGATCATCCACAATATCAAAAACTTTAAGTGTTTTCTTCTTTGCAGATACTCTAAGACCACGACCAATGCTCTGTAACAATCGAATTATAGACTTAGTAGGCGAGGCAAAAATAATATTGTCGATATTAACAATGTTGATACCAGCGCTAGTAGTGCCATAACTCGCAACCAGTATAGCATCTCTTTCCGTATCAACGACTTTTCTAATATATTCTCTTGTGTCTGCTTCTGTTTTTCCAGAGATGAAATATATTGGTCTACCGCTTTTTGCTGACTCCAAGAGAGCGGCGAGAGGCTTTCCGTGATCTTCGACGTAATTGAAGAGGACGAGCGTGTTGCCTTTGGTTTTGAGGGCAAGTTCTTTGACAAATTCGTTCCTCTTCTTATTAGTTATAATCCACTTTAATTCGTCAGGGTATTTTTGCTTCTTGAGCAACTGCTTTTCTTCGTCTGTATACTGCAACAGAATACAGTCGATTCCAATAGTGGCAAGCAATCCCTTGTTCATTAGGTTTTTTGTTTGGATGAACTGAATAGCGGGACCAAGTATGCCTTCAATACTAAGTCTATGTGCCTGTGCTTGATCCAGTGTTCCTGTTGTACCAATACGAAACCAAGCCTTGGCAAGCTTCTGACCAATCATGTTGATTGATTCGGCTTTTGCTTGATGACACTCGTCAAAGAAAATAGCATCAAATTGATCAAACCATTCTTTTGGCAATTTATATATTGATTGCCAAGTAGAGACTACTATCTGCTTATTAGTATCTTTATCTACCCCTGCTGATATTTTATGAATATATTTTTTGCAAGACCAAGATGAGTCTTGGGAAGAATAATCAAAAAAGTCAGAATCCATTTGATTCACGAGACCAACTGTTGGTACGAGAATCAAAATTTTTCGATTTGGCGATAAGACGGATTGTAGAAAACGGACCAAGACGTAGATTATCAAACTTTTGCCCGAACCAGTAGGAGAAATCAATACGCATCTGTGATGGTTTAAAGCATGCATAATTGCTTGCTGCTGATGCGCATGCATCTGAACGGGCTTTTTCTTTACCGATACCGCTAGGGTATCGTAAAATTGAGCAAGCTGTGTTTCCTTTATACATAAAGGATTCCTATTCTCTTTAATATTTAATGAATATTTACGATCTTGAGAAAATTTATCAAGATAAGTTTTTAACCCGCGTGGAAGAGTGGATGTAAGGATATCATATAAGCGGATCTTTCCATCCCATATACGCCGTTTGAACATAGGCATATACTGGGCACCGGGTACCATGAACGAGAAGTAATCTCGTAATTCTTGCTTGATTCCTTTTTCTGTTTTGATGTAGTAACGAACTTCATCTACAGATTCAACTTCAATATCCACATAATATTTATACTATGCCGTTCATCATTTTTTGCCAGTCAATGGCAGACTTGATGTTGAAGTTTCGGTTATTAATGGCCTTTAGAAACTCCTCAACCATCTTGACTTTAATTTCATTGACAGCAACTTTAGACTTCAATTCAACAATTTTGGGATCACCCTCAATGAACTTTTCTACATCAGTTTTTAGTAGATCTAAATCAAATGGTTCTTCTCCCCATGCTTCCAATTCTTCTTTGGATGCTTTGCCAGTCAAAATTTTCCATTTACGCAATCTTTGAATTGCATAATCATTTTGGTGTTTGGTCAAAAGTAATTTAAAGTCTGTAAGCATATTAAGATATTTGGCGTGTATTTGAGGTATCTTAAGAGCCTCTACACCTAATTCTGTAGAGTCTATTTGGGAATCTTTAGTAATATTATTCTTGAGGTCTTCTAGATTCATTTGGTTTAGAGTATAAAGTACCTTAGGAAAAAGTCAACTAAATAACTTGACATCTTTATATGATGTATTATATTTATTGTGAGGTCTTATGATTATTGATTTACAGGAAATTAAAACACTTTGGATTAATTTAGATCGGGCTACAAAAAACGCAGAAGATATAACAAAGCAATGTGAAATTTATGGAATAAAAAACCATGAAAGATTTCCAGCAATAGTTATTGATCCTTCAAATCATTTATGTGTAAGTCATCATCCACACATGAAGCCATATTTGGCTGGTTGTGGGCTTTCTCACATAGAATGCATTAAAAAAAGTATTGGCAGTGGTCCAACACTGGTTTTGGAAGATGATGCTCAGATTACACCGGCATATGAGAATATTATAGAAGTTCCAGATAATATTGATGCACTTTATCTGGGTGTTTCTACCGGTTCTCAACAATATTTGAGTTGTGCATACAATGAAAAATATTTAAGAATAGGCAGAATGTTAGCAGCACATGCGGTTGTTTATATATCTGAACGGTATAAACAAGCAGCATTAGCAGAAGCAGAAAGATTTGTACACGAATTGCATTATCCGTGGGACATATCACCTTCAGTAATCCAAGAACACTTTTTAGTATTGACTCCAAAATTGCCATTTTACATTCAATCAGACAATAGACAATCTGAACACAAATGGCAATTTTTTACAGATAAAGCAATAGAAGACAAAGGTTATAACTTTAATGATAACTTTTAAAAATTTAGGAGCATATGGTAGAATGGGAAACCAGATGTTCCAGTATGCACTTTTATATTCAATTGCCAAGACAAGAGAATACGAATTTGGTATACCTTATAATTTAAAATCAAATAATCCATATTTTAATATGTGTCTCTCAGATTCTTTTGATAATTTATCAGCAAAAAACAGCGATGATGCTCATATCATATATCAAGCAAAAGAAAAAGTTTGGGGATATAATCCAGGAATTTTTGGTATATCCGACAATACAGATATACTTGGTTATTTTCAAAGTGAAAAATATTTTATAGATTATAAAACACAATTATTAAAAGAATTTGAATTTAAAAAAGACATTCAAAGAAAAGCACTTGATATTCGAAGCATTACAAAAGAACCAATAATATCTGTTCACCTGAGACTAGGTGATTACAAAAATTTAGTTGGTAAACATCCTATTTGTACTATAGAGTATTATAAAGAAGCTCTCAGTAAATTACCAGAAGATTTATTGATTGTAGCTTTTAGTGATGAACCAGATTTAGCAAAAGATTTATTTGATTCTTTAAGGAGAAAATATTTTATTACAGAGTCTAATGATCAAAATGTTGATATGTGTGCCATGACTTTATGTGATTATCACGTTATAGCAAACAGTAGTTTTAGTTGGTGGGGCGCATGGCTTGGAGAAAGTAAAAAAGTTATAGCTCCGAGTCAGTGGTTTGGTGAATCTCATGATATGCCAAAAAATTGGTCAGATATTTATTGCAAAGATTGGATTATTATATAATGCTATTTGATATTACTCAATATATAAAAAAAGAAATTAATGGAATTATTCAAATCGGAGCCCATCACGGCAACGAATATGAAACATTAAAAAAATTATCTGAAAATATTTTAATGTTTGAGCCACAAAAAAAAGTTTATGAAAAACTTTTTAATAAATTGGGATCATTCTCAAATGTTATTATAGAAAATAAAGCTCTGGGATCTTCTAGTGGAACTATGAATATGTACACGGAACAGGCAAATGAAGGGCAATCCAGTTCTTTACTTTCCCCACAATTGCATTGTGTACAATATCCTGGAATAAAATTTAATGGAACGGAAGAAGTAGAAGTTATTACATTAAATGAATATTTTAGTAATAAAACATTTAATTATAATTTAATTACGCTAGATGTACAGGGATATGAGTTAGAAGTATTAAAAGGATCTACTAATATTTTATTAAATGTTGATTATATTTTGTGTGAAGTAAATCGAGCTGAATTATATAAAAATTGTCCTATGGTTGAAGAAATAGATACTTTTTTAGCCTCATACGGATTTAAAAGAGAAGTAACATCTTGGGATGGATATACTTGGGGTGATGCTCTTTATGTTAAATGAAATATCGGGGTTTGGAAGCCCATTTTCGCATGATGTAACTTCATGTCATAATGTATTGCCTAAAAATTTTAAATGGGTTTTTAATAAACCATCAAATATAGAAATCTATATGGATTATAATATTTTAGGTGGATACAATAGCAAAAGCAAAAATAAATTTTTATGGTTATCAGAATCTAAAGAAATAGTCAGTGATCAATTTAATTATATAAAAGATAATTATACAGAATTAAAAAAAATATATAAAAAAATATTTACTAATATAGCAGATTTAATCGTTTTAGACGAATGCTTTGAGTATTGCCCTCCTGCATCAAATAAAAGTTGGATTGTAGATGGTAAAATTTATAATAAAAGTAAAATTGCTTCAATGATTTGTTCGGGAGTAAATGAAACATCTGGACACAAATACAGAAACAATTTAATGAATTTTTATAAAGAAAAAAATGTTCCAATAGATTTTTATGGAAGATCTCATAATCCTTTCAATAAAAAAGAAGAAGCCCTTGCAGATTATTGTTTTTCTTTTGTAGTAGAAAATGGTCAATATAGTGATTACTACACAGAAAAAATTATGGATTGTTTTGCAACAGGAACTATACCAATATATTATGGATCACCAGAAATATATAAAAATTTTAATATGAATGGAATATTATTATTAGACAATTCATTTAATTATGATATATTATCTTTTGAATTATACCAATCAAAACTGGATGCAATACATGATAATTTTATTAAAGAAAAAAATCATAAAATCGCTGATGATGTTTTGTTTGAAAAACTACAAAAATACATATGAATCCCATTATACATAACGCAGATTATTTATTTAATCCAGATTTAATTAATTTTGATATTCCAGTAGAAATACATGTAACGCGATTTTTATTAAATGATTATCCGCAGTGTATAATAAAACATTATAATAAAATTGAAACTGAAAATATTTTTAATGAAAAAACAAATTATACATTTAATTCAACCAATTATAGAGTATTTGTGGATTCAAATGAGCCTGCAGTATGTTATATGAAAGAAACAGAAGAAGATATAATAAAATTTTCAAGTTTTTATGATTTATTATTAACTTCAAATAAAAATATTTTAGAAAAAGTACCACATTCCAAATTATTTGTATATGGTACTACTTGGTTAAATAAACAAAATAAAGATAAAACATATTTGGGAGAAGTAGATTTAAATTTTCAAGGATTTGATCTTAATAAAACAAATAGTATTAGTTTTTTAAAAACAAATAAATCACCACAAGCAATAAATAATGTTCCTGGATATGCTTTAAGAGAAAAAATTTGGCCATTAAAAAATAATATTAACCATAATTCTTTATTTTATTATAGTAATGTTTATAATAATATTACAGGAATAAATAATGATGGCCCGCTTCCAAAAGACGATAAATTAAATATTTTTAATTCTAAATTTTCTATAATAATAGAAAATTCTGAAGAAACAAATTATTTTAGTGAAAAAATCATTGATTGTTTATTAACAAAAACAATACCAATTTATTGGGGATGCCCCAATATAAATCACTATTTTGATACTAATGGATTTATAATTTTTGAAAATGAAAATGATTTTTTAAATAAAGTTAATTCAATTAATCTGCAATCATTTTATGAAAATAAAAAAGAATACGTAGAACACAATTTCAATGAAGCAAAAAAATATGCTTTAAATTATTCTAAAAGATTAGAAAATACAATAAATAATTTTATAAAATAATAATTGCATATTACAAATTATAGTATATATTAATAATAATTATGGACCATATTTTAAAAGAAATAGAAAAATATATAAATGAAAAACCAAAAAAGGTTTGGATTCCAGGGCATGATTGGGTGCAATATGCAGGTCCATATTTTGATTCTGAAGAATATGTAGGAGCAGTCGAAGCACTATTAAATGGTTGGCTAGTATTAGGGCAGCTTGGTATTAAGTTTGAAAACATATTTCCAAAACTTTTAAATAAAAATTTTGGTATTCTAACAAATAGTGGAAGCAGTTCAAATTTATTAATGATGTCAGCACTGACATCAAAAAGATTATATAATCTTCCAAAGGGAACTAAGGTAATAACACCAATCGCCGGCTTCCCTACTACAATAAATCCAATATTTCAAGTAGGATTTGAACCAGTTTTTGTTGATATTGATTTAGAAACCTTAAATTTAAATCTAGAAGAAGTAGAACAAAAAGCAAAAGAAGGTTGTAAAGTTATAACTTTTGCACATGTTTTGGGAAATCCTCCAAACATGGATAAACTGATGAATATTGTTAAAGAGTATGACTTAATACTTTTAGAAGATTGTTGCGATGCTTTGGGTTCTCTTTATAAAGAAAAACCATTGGGATCATTTGGTGAAATGTCCAGTTGTTCTTTTTATCCCGCTCACCACATAACAATGGGAGAAGGTGGATTTATAGCTTGCAATACGCAAGAACAAGAAACAGTTATAAGAAGTTTTCGAGAATGGGGTAGAGGATGTTTTTGTGTTGGACAAAAAGCCAATTTATTAAAAAATGGGTGTTGTGGAAAAAGATTTTCTAATTGGTTGCCTTCTTTGCCAGATGAAGTCTTTGATCACAAATATGTTTATGATGAAATTGGTTATAATTTAAAACCAATAGAACTGCAAGCAGCCATGGGATTGGCTCAAATAAAAAAACTTCCACGAATACATCAATTGAGAAAAAATAATCATAAACGTTTATATGATATTTTTTCAAAATATGAAGACTATTTTATTTTACCTAAAGCAACAGAACACTCCGATCCTAGTTGGTTTGCATTTGCAGTAACTATTAAAGATAATAATAAATTTAAAAGAAAAGATATTATTGATTATTTTGAAGATCATAAAATTCAAACTAGACCATATTTTGCTGGAAATATTATGTTACAACCAGCATATAGTGGTATGTTAAATAATGATGATATAATTAAAAATTATCCTAATGCAAGAAAAGTAACAACGGATACATTTTTTCTAGGAACTAGTCCGGTAATTACAGAAGAACAATTAAATTATATTGAAAAAATTATTACTAAATTTTTTAAAAAATAAGGAATATGCTGTGAATAATAAAAGAGTGTTAATGATAACGGGAACAACTGATCTTGGTAAAGGTTTACTTCCTGGTTGGCCATTAGCTGAAGATAATTATATGGAAGAAGTGTTTAATTTAACACTACCTTCCAAACAAAGATATTGCAAAAAATATGGATATGATCTTTTATCACTTCGTTCATTTGGAATTGATAAAAAAAATAGGTATAAACCAGAAGATATTGCAGCATTAAGAGTTGTGCGTCCTTTAGAAATGTTAGAATACTATGATATTGTTATGTGGATAGATGCAGATTCTATTATAACAAATGATAATATTAATATTAATGATTTCCCATTAGATGATGATCATTGTTTTTATGCTTCATGGGACTGGAATGGTCAAGTTTCAATGAGTACTGGTAATTTTATATTAACAAATAATCAACATACTTCATATTTTGAAAATACATTTCATAAAATTAGACATAATTTTAATAGTGAACAAGAAGGAATAAATGTTATGTATAATTATGATTTAAATTCAAAAAATATAATTAAAATTTTAGATCATAATTTTTTAGGTTCTGTATCTTCTAAAGAAATATGTAAAGAGGCTTGGTTAGATAGACCAGCTCCAACGCATCCATGGACAAAGGATTCATTCTTATTACATCTTACAGGGTTATCAAATAAAAAAAGAATTGAAATGTTACATGAATATTATAGAGAATATTTATAAATAAAAAAAGAATATTAAATAATGAAAATTGTATATATAACAGGTTGTTTAGGTTTTATAGGATCTTATGTTACTCGCTTATGTCTTAAAAAAGGATGGTATGTTAAAGGTATAGATAAAATGACATATGCTGCCAATAAAGAATTATTGGAAGAATTTAAAAAATATAATAATTTTTCATTTGTTCAATGTGATATAAATGATTTAAAGTTTTTGTATGACTGTGATTACATTATAAACACAGCAGCAGAAACACATGTTGGAAATTCTATTGCAAATAGTGATGATTTTATTACTAGTAATATAAACGGTGTTCATAACATTTTGGAATTAATAAAAAACTATAGGCAAGAGAACACTAAAATTCCTACCCTACTACACTTTAGCACAGATGAAGTGTATGGTGATATTGTAGAAGGCGCGCACACTGAATTTGATTTACTAAAACCATCCAATCCATATTCTGCTTCAAAAGCAGCAGCAGATATGTTAGTATTGGCTTGGGCTAGAACTTATAAGATACCATATGTTATTATTCGTCCTACTAATAATTATGGTATAGGTCAATATGTTGAAAAACTAATACCAAAGGCATGTAAGTATTTAAAGTTAGGAAGAAAGATACCACTTCACAATAATGGAACACCAATACGAAATTGGCTACATGCTGAAGACACAGCAAATGCTGTCATTCAATTAATAGAGAATGGTGTCACAAATGAGATCTATAATATATGTGGTGGATATGAACAAAGTAATTTACAGACAGTCAGCAAACTATTAACAGCATATGGTGTAATCGAAAACCAAGAAGAATATATTGATTTTTCTTGCAATAGACCTGGTCAAGATGTAAGATATGCTTTAGACGATTCGAAGTTAAGGTCTATTGGTTGGGAACCAAAAAAGATATTTGATGAAGAACTTAAATCTACAGTACACTACTACAAGAATAAATTTATATGGTAATTTATATTGATATAGACGATACAATCTGTAATAGTCCTAATAAACCAGACTATACGGTTTGCTATCCTATTTTAGAAAATATAATTAAAGCCAATAAATTATATGATGATGGACATTTAATAGTTTATTGGACTGCCAGAGGAACTGCAACTGGTATTGATTGGTCTGATATTACTAAAAAACAACTAAAAGAATGGGGAGTTAAATATCATGATTTAAAATTTGGTAAACCAAATTATGATCTCTTCATTGATGATAAAAATATGAATACCAAAGATTGGAATCTTATATGATTAAACCTTTAATAATTTGTGAGATGGCAAATAACCACATGGGAGATGTCAATCATGGTAAATTGATGATTGAACAATTCTCTGAAGTATGTAAGAAGTACTCTGATCATTTTAGATTTGCTTGGAAGTTTCAATTTAGAGACTTTTCAACCTATATTCATAAAGATTTCAGAAATAACATGGAACACAAATATGTAAAACGGTTTACAGAAACCATGTTAAGCAAAGAACAATTTATAGAACTTAAGAATCATGCAAAGACATATGGATTTATAACCATGTGTACTGGTTTTGATGAAGGTTCTATTGATCTTATATCAGAAATGTCATTTGATATTCTTAAAGTTGCAAGTTGTTCTTTTAATGATTGGCCGTTATTAAACAAGATTGTAACAACAGATAAGCCAATTATTATTTCCACTGCCGGAGCATCTCTGGAACAAATCGATAGTGTCGTTAGTTTTATGCAGCATCGCAATAAAGATATTTCATTGATGCATTGTGTTGGTGAATATCCAACAGAAGCAGATAGATTACAATTAAATCAAATTGATTTACTCAAGCAACGATATCCAAATGTTCCAATTGGTTATTCTACACACGAAGAACCAGCACAAGTCGATGCAATAAAACTGGCATTAGCAAAGGGAATAGAACTAGCAGAAAAACATGTTGCGGTTTTAACAGAAAAATATCAACCAAATGCTTATTCTGTAACACCAGAACAAATGGATTCTTGGTTATTTGCTGCTGTAACTGCCATTAGAATGTGTGGTGTTCATGGGGAGCGTTCTCCGATTTCTGAACGAGAGCAAAAGGATCTTCTCCAGTTTAAGAGAGGCATTTATCTTAATAAGGATATAGCTAAGGGATGTTTGATTACAAAGAATGACATCTATTATGCTTGGCCAAATGTTCAAAACCAATTATTGGCAAATGATGCGTCAAAGTACAATCAATTCGTAGCAACAAATTATATCTCAGCAGATTCTCCTTTACTCAAAGATGATGTAGTAATTAAAAATACAAGAGAAAAGGTTTGGAATATTGTTCAAGAAGTAAAAACATTCTTAAAACAATCTGGTGTGGTCTATCCGGGTAAAGCAGACTTGGAGATTTCTCACCATTATGGTCTTGACAAATTTTATGAAACTGGTATTACTATGATTACTGTAGTAAATCGTGAGTACTGTAAAAAACTTATCATAGTATTGCCAAATCAAACACACCCCGAACAATACCATAAAGAAAAGGAAGAAACTTTTGTAGTTCTTCATGGTGAAGTTGAACTTTGTTTAAATGGAAGTGTTCAAACTTTAAAAAAGGGTGATGTGATAACAATTGAAAAACAAATAAGACATGAGTTTACAACTAAAACTGGTTGTATAATTGAAGAGGTTTCTTCCACTCACTATTTAAATGATTCCTACTACACCGATGAAACAATCGCACAGAATAAAGATCGCAAAACTTTTGTGACATATTGGCTATGAAACTATCTGACTATGTAATCAAACGCTTAGAAGAATATACTAAACATATTTTTCTAATTTCTGGTGGTGGTTGTATTCATTTGGTTGATTCTCTTAGTAAGAGCAAGATCAAATTAATACCAAATCTTCACGAACAAGCATCAAGTATTTGTGCTGAATCTTATTCTCAGTACACTAATAACATTGGTGTTGCTTTGGTGACGACTGGACCTGGTTCAACAAATGCTTTAACAGGAATTGCATCTGCTTGGTTAGATTCTATTCCAGTTCTTTTGCTTACTGGTCAAGTTCAAAGCAAAGATAGAGTGGGGGACAGAAAAGTAAGGCAGTTTGGATTCCAAGAAATCGACACAGTTTCAATCTATAAATCAGTTACTAAATATGCAGTCACGATAACAGATCCAACTACTATTCGTTATCATTTAGAAAAAGCATTATGGTTAGCAAAAACGGGTAGACCTGGACCTGTTCTTATTGATATCCCACTTGATATTCAAGCAGCAGAAATTGATGAACAATCATTAATTGGATTCGACGCAGAACCGGTTTCTTATTCTTTAGATAAAATTTCTGAAATAGCGGATCTTTTAAGTAAAGCAAAACGACCAATTGTTTTAGTTGGAAATGGTGTTCGTTTATCCGGCTCAATAAACGAATTTATGCAATTTATATCCAAAACAAATATACCAGTATTAACTACATGGAAAGCATTAGATTTATTAGAAGAAACCCATCCGCAATATGTTGGTAGACCTGGTGGTGTTGGACAACGCGGAGCAAATTTTAACCAGCAGAATTCAGATTTCATATTAGTAATAGGTGCTAGATTAGATCATGGGCAGTTAGCATATCAACCACAATATTTTGCGAGAGAAGCAATTCGTTGTATCGTTGACATTGATGAAAATGAAATCAATAAACTTGGTATACATGTTCATTATCCTATGGTAATTGATGCCAAAGTTTTCTTGACGGAATTGAATAAACATATAAAATCCAATGAATCTTATGATTGGCTTAATACTTGTAAAAAATTATATGAAAAGTATCCAGTTATTTTAGATGAATACTTAGATGAAAATAAACCCCATGTTAATAACTATGCTTTTATAAAACATCTTTCTGATCTATTGCCAGAGGATTCGTTGTTAGTTCCGGGTAGTTCTGGTGCTTGTAGTGAAGTTACTATGCAGGCATTTCAAACAAAAAAACATACAAGAGTTTACAATAGCGAAGGATTGGGTTCTATGGGGTTTGGAATCCCATCAGCAATTGCTGCTGCTATAGCAAGTGGCAAAGAAACTATTTGTATAGATGGTGATGGTGGTTTCTTTATGAATGTACAAGAGTTGGAATTGGTGTTCAGATACCAGTTACCAATTAAGTTTTTTGTATTAAACAATGATGGTTATGGATCAATAAAAACAACGCAAAACACCCATTTTAATGGTAATTTGGTAGTAAGTGATCCAACAAGTGGATTGACATTACCTTCTATTCAACTAAATGCCTCTGCTTACAAAATACCTTATGTAAAAATACAAAATCAAAATAATCTAAAGGAAGAACTCAACAAAGTTTTATCTCATTCTGGTCCAATTATATGTGAATTAATAGTTGATCAGAATCATAAAACTTTTCCAAAGGCATCAGTTTATAAAAAACCAGATGGTAGTTTTGCTGCAAGACCTATGGAGGATTTATCTCCTTTTTTGAGTCGTGAAGAATTTATGAACAATCTTTTAATTAAACCCATATCTTATGAATAAAAATATTGCAATTATCGGTTGTCCTAGAAGTGGTACATCATTAGTAGCAAATTTGGTAAAAAGTTCTGGTTATGATGCGGATGTACACGGAACGAAACAATTAATGAAACCAAATAATAAATTTAACCCAGATGGTTATTTTGAGCGAATTGATATTGTTAAATTGAATGATATGCTAATAAAGGAAATCGAATCTTCCTTAAGTTTTCTTAATCCGCCCACTTTGTCTCAGATACAGTCTTTGACTACTAATAACCAAAAACTTAATGAAATTGTAAATGAACAAAATTTGTATTCTGGTTGGTTCATTAAAGATTCTAGACTGGCATTCACCATGAATCAGTATTCATTTAATAACCTAAGTATAATTAAAGTAGTTCGAAACCGAAGTTCTGTTAAAAAATCCATGATAAACCATTATGGCAATTTATTTGAACATGATGTCATTCAAGGACCACATACTATTAAGAAAATTGATTTTGACTATTATTATGATCATATTAATTCCTGTATTGATTGGCAAATGAAATCGCATGAACATATAACCGTATCATACGAGGACATTCTAAATAGTAATGTTGAATCATTAAATAAGTTTTTAGATTCAGATGTCGATCTCAATATAATTAAAAAACAATATCAAAATTATGCAGTGTGATTTTTGTAAATGTAATTCTTTGACTAAAATTTATGATGTTCCTACCTCTAGAATAGGAGCATGTGTATATTCTTGTGACAATTGTGGACTTATTCAAAGTTCATATACTAACAAGCAAAATAAGCACACCAATAAATCAGTTAGTTCTGGTGCTGATTGGGGTAATATCAGGCATGGAAAGAAAATTAGATTAGATTCTTCGCTATCTTTTATTGAACCTATATGTAAATTATCAGAAGTGAAAAGAGTTCTTGATATAGGATCGAATCGCGGTCATTTTGTTAATCATCTATTAAGCATCAATTCTAAGTGTGATGTAGTGGCTATAGAACCAGACAATAGAATATTAGACGGTTATCATAAAGATCAAAGATTACATTTATTAAATATACGATTTGAAAATTATACAGACACAGATAAATTTGATTTTATCTACTGCTGTCACACATTAGAACATGCAGATTCTGCTCATGGTATGTTAATTCATGCCATTTCTCTTTTAGAAGAAAACGGATATTTGTATATTGATGTTCCCAGTTTATCTGTATTGAATGATAAAACAAATGTTCAAGAATTTTTTATTGACAAACATACCTTTCATTTTTCAATATCAATCTTGCATAAGCATTTAGTTAATTTAGGTTTAACTGTTTTGGAGTATAAAGACGACACACATAATATTGTAATCTTGTGCCAAAAGAAAAACAAATCAATAGCGAATATTTCTATGATCGATGAATATAAAAAAACATTAGATCACAATTTCAAAAACTTAAATTATGTTTCTGGGTTCATTCAGCAATTGTCTATTAATAACAGAGTAGCAATAATTGGTGCTTCTAAAATCTATGATTCATTAATTAAATATGGAAATTTTGACTCAAAGAATGTAAAGTATTTAATTGATGATTATTTGTATGGTTATGTTGATGAAGTTCATGGAAAACCAATACACAAACAAGAAGACATTCCATTTGATGAAATTGATGTTGTGATTTTATTAACAAAAAGTGCAACAAATGAGTTAATAGAAAGTGTAAAGAAAAAAGGAATATCAACTATTTACACATTTAATGATTTAATTTTAAAATGAAAAAAACTATACTAATAACTGGCGGTAATGGATACATTGCAAAAAGTATCCATGAACATTTAAACCATATTCATGATGTAACTTCTATTACAAGAAATGATTTTGACTTGTCTGATTATAAACAAACATTAGACTGGTTTTCTAAAAGAACATATGATGTTGTTATACACACTGCTATAAGTGGTGGAAGTAGATTGAAAACAGATCAACATTCAGTATTTACCCAAAATATGGGAATGTTTGACAATTTAGTCAAAAACAAAGATAGATTTTCTAAGTTAATAACATTTGGTTCTGGTGCTGAATTATTTCATGGTGATACACCATATGCCAATAGTAAAAGACAAATATCAAAAGAAATTATTAAATATCCAAATTTCTATAATCTAAGAATTTTTGGTGTGTTTGATCACAATGAACTGGATACTAGATTTATAAAATCAAATATAATTCATTATATTAAAAAAGAACCAATGATCATTCATACAAATAAAATAATGGATTTTTTTTATATGGATGATTTGATAAATTTAGTTAATTATTATATAGAAGAAAAAAATCCTCCCAAAGAAATAAATTGTTCATATGAAAAAAAATATACTTTAAAAAATATAACAGATATGATAAATGTTTTAGATAATTATGTGGTACCCTGTTATACAGAAGATAAAACCAAATTAGAATTTTATTGCGGAGAATCTAATTTACCTATTGATGTGTTTGGATTTAAACTCGGAATTAAGAAAACATTTTATAATTTAAAATATAATACTTGCATTTTAAATTAATACTTATATAATAACTTTGTGAAACAACCTAAAAAGAAAAAGAAAGCATCCGATGCCGATTACGTGAGTAATCAAGAGTTATATGATGCTTTAGTAGAATATCGTAAAAAGTCTGCTGATGCAGATAATGCTGGCCGCAAAAAACCAAAGTTACCAGATTTCATAGGCGAATGCATTCTTAAAATTGCATCTCGCCTTTCTTATCGTCCTAATTTTGCAAATTATCCATACAGAGAAGAAATGGTATCAGATGCAGTATTAAACTGTGTTACATACATTGATAACTTTGATCCCAGCAAGTCTACAAGCCCATTTGGGTACTTGACACAGATTTGCTGGTTTTCTTTTGTACGTATAATAAACAAAGAAAAGCGAGAAAAGTATACTCAGTATAAATTTGCTGAACAGCAGAATGATAAAGATTTCCATAACTGGTTCAATGAAACCTATGCGGGAATTGATATTGGTAGAAGAGATTTCTTTGGATTGACAGATCTTGACATGGAACGTTTTGATGAAATGTTAAGCCCAAAGAAAACAAAAAGAAAAAAGAAAGTTAAAAAGGATTCATTAGATATATGAAAAAAGTAGCACTCATTACAGGAATTTCTGGTCAAGATGGAAGTTATCTTGCGGACTTATTGATTTCAAAAGGATACGAGGTTCATGGATTAATTCGTAGAAGTTCTTCTTTCAATACTGGAAGACTAGAACATCATATTCAAAACCCAGAAGTCTATAATAAAACTTTGTTTCTTCATTATGGAGATATGAATGATTTTACAAGTATTTACAATATCTTGTCTAAGTATAATCCTTCCGAGATTTATAATCTTGCCGCACAGAGCCACGTAAGGCTATCTTTTGACATGCCGGTATACACTGGAGAAGTAGATGCGATTGGTACAGTAAATGTATTGGAAGCAATTCGTTCATACCAAGATCATACTGGAAACAAGATTCGATATTATCAAGCATCTAGTAGTGAAATGTTTGGTAAGGTTCAAGAAGTTCCACAAAGAGAAACTACTCCTTTTTATCCTAGATCTCCATATGGGTGTGCCAAAGCATACAGTCATTATATGACAGTTAACTATAGAGAGAGTTATAACATGCATGCTTCGTGTGGTATTTTGTTTAATCACGAAAGCCCACGGCGGGGTGAAACATTTGTAACTAGAAAGATTACCAGAGCCGTAGGCAGAATTAGTCAGGGTTTACAAAAAGAACTTCGACTTGGAAATATTGACTCACTTAGAGATTGGGGCTATGCTGGTGATTATGTTGAAGCAATGTGGCTGATGTTACAACAAGATACGCCAGATGATTATGTTGTTTCAACTGGTAAAATGATCTCTGTGAGAGATTTTTGTGATTATGCTTTTGGTTTGATTGGTAAAAACTATAAAGATTATGTTGTTATTGATCTCAAATATTATCGTCCAGCAGAAGTGGATCAACTATTGGGGGATTCGACCAAGGCAAGACAAGTATTGAATTGGCAACCAAAAGTATCAGTCTTTGAACTTGCTGAAATGATGGTTGAACAAGATATTGAAATTGCCAAAAAAGAATTTTTAGTTCATCATTTGATTGATAAAAACGAAACCAGAAAGATATATGAAAGCAGTCATTCTTAACGATACTCATTTTGGCTATAAAGCTGATTCGCCTATCGTACTTGAATACTTTTTATCGTTCTTTGAAGAACAATTATTTCCTTATCTAAAGGAAAATAATATCAAAACCATCTTCCATCTGGGAGATGTTTTTGACCGTAGAAAGTATATAAACTTTAAGACACTACATCAAGTCAGAACTAGATTTTTTGAACCTCTTAGAGATATGGGAGTAAAGTGCATTGCTATTTGCGGAAATCATGATACCTATTACCGCAACAATAACAATGTAAACTCATTGCATGAGTTGGTTGCCCCATACCAAAACTGGGAAATCTATTCAGAACCAACCGAGATTCAAACCTCAGCAGGTTGTGTGGCTCTTCTACCATGGATCAATCCAGAAAATGAAACACAGGCAGCAAAATTTATTACCAACACCACATGTTCTCTTCTAATGGGTCATTTGGAATTATTTGGATTTCAGAGTATTCGTGGTATCTTTATAGAGCAAGGATATGATCCCAAACACTTCGACAAGTTTGAATACGTTCTTACTGGGCATTATCATATTAAGTCCACTCGTGACAATATTCATTATTTGGGTACGCAATACCAAATGGCTTTCTCGGATGTTTGGGAACCAAAAGGATTCCACGTATTTGACTTTTTGGCTAGAGAACTGGTATTTGTCGAAAATAACAAAAAGTTATTCTATACGTTTGATTATAATGAAGACGAACCAGAAAAACTTGACTACTCAAAGTTCAAGGACTGCTATGTCAAGATTTTTATCAAAAAGCGCACGAAAGCTGCGAGTTTTGAAAAATACATGGATAAATTCTATGAAGCAGGCGTGGCAGAATTGGCAGTGACCGAAGAGGTATCTGCAAACCCTGAACTAGTGGCTGTAGATGTTCATAAGGATACTCTCCAACTTCTTCACGAAGAACTTGAGAGTATTCAGGAAAAATCTATTGACAAGAAGTTTCTTGCAAGGATCATAGATGAAGCGTATAATAGTGCACTATCAAAGGATGAAGAATGAAAATTTTAATTAATTATGCTAATTTAATATATAACCAAGCTCAATTAAAAAATTGTATAAGTGGATTTGAATCCGGTGGGTTTGATGCAGTTATAAAATATAGAGTTGAACATATTGATTCTGAATTTTATAATAAAAATAAACATATATTAGATTTAGAACGTGGTGCCGGTTATTGGTTATGGAAACCATATTTTATAAAAAAAACAATGATTGAAAGAATGAATGAAGATGATATACTTTTTTATTGTGATGCTGGGCATCAATTTTATAATTCAATTGATCATTTAATTCCTTTAATGGAAAATACAAAACAAAAAATGTTAGCAACAAACACTGGTCAAATTTCAAAAAAATTTACTAAAAGAGATACTTTTTATTATATGAATTCTGATTCAGAATTTCATCATAACTGTGATCAAATACAGGCTACTTTTATATTATTAAAAAAAAATAAATTTACTTTAAATTTTATAGATGAATGGCTAGAATATTCCCAAGATTATAGACTGATAACAGATTCACCAAATGAATGTGGTTTACAAAATTTTGATGAATTTGTTGATCATAGACATGATCAATCTATTTTTAGTATATTAGCAAATAAATATGGAATTACTTCCATATTACCTCCAGATCAATATAATTATAATAATCCAAATAAAGAAGTACAACAACAAGTTATAATATATGTTGGAAGGCATAATACCACTTAATTATGATTGAATTTTTAACAGTTCGATTTAAAAATTTTGGATCGTTTGGAACAAATTTTTCAGAGATTAAACTAGATAACCATAAGACTACGTTGGTCACAGGTACTAACGGACATGGCAAGTCTTTTGCGCTATTGGACTCTCTGTGCTTTGGATTGTTTGGAAAGCCCTTCCGACCCATTAATATACCGCAGCTTGTAAACACCGTTAATGGCAAGAATTGCCTAGTTGAGATAGAGTTTAATAAGGCAGGTTCTCATTACTTGGTTCGTCGCGGGCTGTCCCCAAAGATATTTGAAATTATTAAAAATGGGGATATGATTGACCAGAATGCCAAGTCAAAAGATTATCAAGAAATGTTTGAAGAGCATATTCTTGGATTTGATTATGCAGCCTTTAAGCAAGTTGTTATTCTCGGTAAGTCCAACTTCATACCATTCATGCAGTTGACTCCTTCAGAGCGCCGTAAGATCATTGAAGGTCTTTTGGATCTTGATATCTTGGCAGATATGAACCAGCATGTAAAGGGACAACTGAGTTCGTTGAAGGTGTCTATTGGCGAGCATGAAAGTTTGGTCAAGATTGCTCATGAAAAAATCAAGTCTCAAAAAGAATTTATCGATCAAGTAAAAACTAGCAATGCAGACGACATCAATGTTCTTGTAAATCGTATTAAAGAATACCAAGACCAAATAGATCAAGATAGAGTTCTAGTTAAGACTGAACTAGATGATCATAAAAAACTTGGAGAACAAATAACAAAGATTAACAAAAAGATCGAATCTCTAAAAGATGTTCCATCTATGTTAGTGAAGACTGAAACTCTTCATGCTACACTGTTGGATGAGATCAAGGCATTGGAAGAAAATGCAACCTGTAAGTGTTGCCTACAAGTTCTTCCCAAAGTTCAAAAAGAAAAGCATCTGGAAGAAAAACGCAAGAAAGCCAAAGATTGTTCTGAGGCACTTAAAGTTGCGGAAAAGAAAAATATTGAACTAGAAGCATACAAGAAAGAATATGAAAAACTCATGGTCTTATCTAGAGGAAAAGTTCAAGACATAAATGCTTTAAATTACAGAATTGGAAATGCAGAATCAAACATCAAAGTAATTGAAAAAGATAAGAAAGATAAAGAAGCCTCAAGCAATATTTCTATACTGGAAAATAGCCTGAATGAATCGGAAAATAAAAAGAATGATATCGCCAAAAAACTTGAATCTTTTATCTCTCAACAAATTCACTATGATGTTGTTTATGATATCCTCAAAGATGGGGGGCTTAAGAGCCGCATTATCAAACATTATGTTCCCATCATCAATGGACTCGTCAACAAGTTCCTCGGAAAACTTAATCTCTATGTTGACTTCACAATCGATGAGGAGTTCAAGGAGACCATCAAGTCACGATACAGAGATGCATTCTCATATTCCTCTTTCTCTGAGGGAGAGAAACAACGCATCGACTTGGCGATCCTGCTGACTTGGCGTGAAGTTGCCAAGATGAAGAATAGTCTTAACTGCAATCTATTGATCTTTGATGAAATTCTAGATTCATCCTTGGACGCAGCAGGTACGGAAGCATTCATGAAAGTATTGAATAAGATGAAAAACAAATGTTCAATTTACATCATTAGCCACAAGGCTGATGCACTGGTTGATAAGTTTGACCAAACTTTGCAATTTGAAAAGAAGAATAATTTTTCAAAAATCAAGGTTCAGGTATAAATATATTTGTATTATCCTATTTTGGAGTTATAATAGAACTATGAACGAAGAAAGTTTTGAAAAGTTTAAGAATCGCCGCAAGAACAAGCCTACTGGCCTGAGCAAGAAGCAACAGAAGAGAAATGTTCGCGGCAATAGACACGAACAGAAACAGCAACTTAACGATAGCGTTTATCGTAAAGATTTTGATTAATTTACAGAAAGATTTATATGAGTACTGTGACAAAAATGCGTCTGAGCAAAGAAACCTATAACATTCTAAAGAATTTTGCAGCCATCAACTCAAACATTCTTATTCAACCCGGAAACATCCTGAAGACGGTTTCAGCTGGTAAGAACATCTATGTTGAGGCAAAGGTAACTGAGGACTTTGATATTGATGTTCCTATTTGGGATCTAAATAAGTTCCTCGGTATCATTAGCATGTTTAACAATCCTGATCTTGAGTTTCATGACACTCATGTCGTGATTACTAACGGTCGGTCTAGCGTTACATATTACTATTCCGAACCAAGCCTGCTCACGGTTCCTACCAGAGAGATCAAAATGCCTGCGACTGTTACACGTTTTGAGCTTGATGAAAAAGATCTTAACGAGATTCTTAAGGCTTCAAGTGTGCTTCAGGTAAGTGATCTTCGTATGGTTGGTGGTGACGGCAAGTTCACCATTAGTGTAGATGACTCTGGTCAGAGCACAAGCAATAGTTTTGAAATTGTCATTGATGAAAATTATACCGGCAAGGACTTTGAAGGAACGGTCAATGTTTCAGAAATGAAGTTCATTCCCGGTTCATATAGTGTTGAATTGACTGACACTATTATTTCTAAGTTTACGCACAAGAGTTTGGATCTTTCTTACTACATCGCCATCAAGCGGGGTTAATCGTGTCTGATGTGACTAATCTACTTTGGGTCGAAAAGTATCGTCCCAAAACACTGTCTGATTGTATTCTTCCTACCGATCTTTCCATTGTGTTTAATGGTATGATTAAGGAAGGTACAATTCCAAACATGATGCTATACGGCAAGGCAGGCACGGGCAAAACTACGGTTGCCCGTGCCTTGGCAAACGATTTGGGTGCTGACAGCATCATAATCAACTGCTCCGAAGAGAATGGTATTGATACTCTTCGGACAAAGATTCGTAATTATTGTTCTACAGTTTCACTTAACGGTGGACTAAAGATTGTAATTCTAGACGAGTTTGACTATTCGAATGCACAGTCTATTCAGCCAGCATTGCGTGGAGCCATAGAGGAATTTGCAAATAACTGCAGATTTGTCATGACTTGCAACTATAAAAATCGGATCATTGATGCTCTGCACTCTCGGTGCACTGGAATTGACTTTACCGTTCCAAGTGCTGAGAAGGCTCAGGTTGCAGTAGGAATCCTCAAGCGTATTGAGTACATTCTCAATAATGAAAAGATTCCATATGATACTCAAGTTCTTTCTAATCTGGTAAAGAAGCATTTTCCAGACATTCGTAGAATTCTTAATGAGTTGCAAAAATATGCATCTTCTGGAAAGATTGATGTTGGTATTCTGGCTCAGGGAAGCAGTGAATCCTATAAAGAACTTCTTGCTTTTATGAAAGCAAAGGACTTCACATCTTGCCGCAAGTGGGTGATTCAAAACTTGGATCTGAATACAGCAGACTTCTATAAGCGTCTTTACACAGAACTATATACAGCATTGAAGCCCAATTCTATTCCACAGGCCATTCTTATTATTGCCGAATATCAATACAAGTCTGGATTTGCTGCGGATCAGGAAATCAATACGATGGCTCTTATCGTGCAACTTATGATGGACTGCGAGTTTAATTGATGAAGTCTGAAGAGCTAAAACTTAAAGACTTTCTTGCAAGCATCAACCACGACAAAAAAGCTCTACTTGACAAGGATGAGGCTGATGTTCGCCTTTATAAACCATTTGTTGTAAATCGATGTTTATCGTATTTCCCTGATACGATCTTTCACGCCAATGAAATGAATTGTGTACCATGGCTCGACAACAAGAGCCAGTTTGACTTTCATAGACTTGGCATTCGTAAAAAGAAGCGTTTTTCTCCTTGGACAAAGAAAGAACCGGAAGATGATATATCTCTTATTAGAGAAGCATATGGATACACAGAATCCAAGGCTAGGGAAGTCCTAAATATTCTTGGACCCGAGGATCTGGATAAAATAAAAAAATCCTTAGATACTGGTGGTCCAAAATCTTAATAAGGGTGTGATATGTCAGAAGCTTCGGATAAAATTTTTAATAATGTTGGTGTACACATAAAATTATTTGATGAAGAAGATTTCATGGTTGTCCGTGAAACTTTATCTCGTATAGGGGTATCACCAAAAGGCAAAAAAGTATTATATCAGTCATGTCATTTAATTCATAAAAATGGAGTGTATATAGTTGCACACTTTAAAGAATTATTTGCATTGGATGGATTGCCTTCCAATGTTTCCGAAGAAGATATTAAAAGAAGAAATGCAATTATTCAATTGCTTGAAGAATGGAAACTGCTTGAAATCATTGATAAAGAAAAAACAGTAGACAAAATGCCTATCAATGGTTTGAAGATAATTAAATATGGTGAAAGAGATGACTGGGAACTTATTCCAAAGTTTAATCCTGGTTCATTACGTAGATTTTTTAATTCATAAGGATGAAAATGCACAAGCTAGCTTTATCGATGATCGTCAAAAACGAGGCACCAAATATTCAACGATGCCTTGAATCTGTTGCCCCATTCATTAACTATTACGTAATCTGTGATACAGGATCGACAGATAACACCAAGGAAATTATAAAAAATTTCTTTGATTCCAAGGGAATTTCCGGAGAGATTCTAGACCATGAATGGAAAGACTTTGGTCATAACCGTTCTTTGGCTATCGAAGCATGTGAAGGGAAAGCACAATGGGCATTGATGATTGATGCCGATGATATGATCTCTGGAACTCTTCCTATTGAAAAGTTGAATGACGAATTGGATGGTTACGTTGTAAAAATTCAACGCGGTGAGTTCGTATGGTATCGCGCACAATTATTTAATATTGGCAGGACAAAATGGTGGTATGAAGAGCCACTGCACGAATATGCAATTTGCCGCCAACCAATGAATATTCAAAAATTAGAAGGCGACTATGCTTGGGATGTTCGGACTGAAGGATGTCGTTCTCGGCAATTTGGAAATGATATTGAAAAGTATAAGAATGACTATGAAATTTTAAAGAAGTATCTTGCAGAAGACCCAAATCAACCAAGAAAACAATTTTATGCAGCACAATCTGCATTTGATTCACGGATGTATGCTATAGCAGAAGAAGAATATATTAAAAGAGCGGAATTAGGTTCATGGCCAGAAGAAGTATATTTTTCTTGGCTAAGAGTAGGTATGTGCAGAGCAATTCTTGAAAAACCAATTGAACTAATTTCAGATGCAATGATGCAAGCATATGAAACAAAACCAGATCGCGCAGAATCTTTGTATCATTTATCTTGCATATACAGAAAACATGGAAGACCAAGAAATGCGTTTTTAGTGGCATCTATGGGTCTTACTATACCACCACCACAGAATGATATTCTGTTTGTAGATATGGCAAACTATAAATGGGGTATATTAGATGAAATTGCCACAACTGCATTTTATGTTGGAAAATATCATATGGGATTGGCTGCATGTGAAAAATTGCTTTCAGAACCATATCTTCCAGAAGAACACAGACCCAGAGTAGAAAATAATAAAAATACTTATATTAAAGTAATTGCTGACATTCAAGCACAAATGAATGCGCAGCAAGCACAAAATTTAGTAAATATGAAAAAAGTAGAAATTCCAGAACCAAAAACTACTTTAAAGATTGATCCTAAAAATTTAACAGTAAAACTGTAATATGTACAACTTAACTTTAGCAATGATTGTAAAAAACGAATCTTCAAATATTGAAGATTGTTTGAAGAGTGTAAGTCCATTTATTAATTATTATGTTATTGCTGATACCGGTTCTACTGATAATACAAAAGAAATTATAAAAAAATTCTTTGATGATAGAGGAATTCCAGGAGAAGTTTTAGATCATCCTTGGGAAGATTTTGGAACAAACAGATCTAAAGTCTTGGCTCATTGTTATGGTAAAACCAAATGGGCTATAATGATTGATGCTGATGATTATATTGAAGGTGATCTACCTGTTAATTCATTTGATAATACTTTGGATGGCTATCTTGTTAAACTAGGGCGTGGTAGCAATATATGGTATAGATCTCAAATATTTAATTTAGCAAAAAAGAAATGGTGGTATGAAGAGCCATTGCACGAATATGCTTGTTGTGAACAACCAATGAATTTAAAAAAGTTGGAAGGTAATTATTCGTGGATTGCAAGAACACAGGGTTGTCGTTCAAAATCAGTTTCTTCTGATAGAGAAAAATATGCCAGAGATTATTTTACTCTTAAAAAACATTTAGAAACAGATCCTACTTCTGTTAGAAAACAATTTTATGCAGCACAATCCGCTTTTGATTGTGAACTTTATGAAATTGCAGAAAAAGAATATATAAAAAGAACCGAGATGGGTGGATGGATTGAAGAAATTTATTATTCGTGGTTGCGTATAGGTATGTGTAGAGAAAGGCTTCAAAAGCCAGTTCAAGATATAGCCGATGCTTATCTAAAAGCATATGATATTCGTCCAACAAGATCCGAGTCTTTATATAATTTATCTTGCCTTTACAGAAAAGTTGATCGTCCTAAAAATGCTTTTTTGGTGGCTATCCAGGGATTAGATTTACCTCTGCCCGGTGAAGATGCTTTATTTGTAGATAGTTCTGTATATGATTGGGGAATTTTAGATGAAATTTCTGCTACAGCATATTATGTTGGAAAATATCAGCTGGGATATGATGTAAGTGAAAAACTTTTAAAAAGTTCTAATATTCCAGAGTTTCATAGGGAAAGAATAGAGAGCAATAAAAAAATTTATATGGCCGAATTGAGCAAACTAAATAGTTAATAATGATTCTAATCATTATATCTGGAGCATAAATGGCTAGTAACTATGATGTCTCAATTGTCCAAGGCGATACATTAAGGTGGTCAATGTATCTTACTGGTGTAGGTGGCACAGCATACAATCTTGCTGGATCTACACTATCAATGCAAGTAAGAAAAAGTTATTATCCATCTACACTTATTTCTTCTTATTCTGTTTATATTCCTGCTGGTCGTACATTTGTTTCTGCTCCAGATGGATTAATTGGTGGTCTTACAGCTACAGCAACTGGTGGAACAATTTATATTTCAGTTGGTGCCACATATACATCTTTATTGTCTTCAGAACAGACAGCTAAGTATGATATACAACTTATAAATTCAAATGATAACAATAATGTTACAACATTGTTGAGAGGTTCAATAGACGTTATTCCAGAGGTTACTAAATTGTAATGAGCGAATCGGAGGTTAACAGCCCCAACTCTTATCCAAACTTAAATGTAACTGGAGCAGATACCAATTCTAATCTCTCCATTACACCAAATGTAACATCGGTTGATGTTATAGATCCAAACGCTTATCCAAAAATTAATGTAACTTTAACGGACTATCCTTCCATTACGGTAGTTCAATCTCCTGATATTATAATAGGTGGTGGTGGAAATGGTAGTGGATCTTTTGTTCCTGGTCCCGCAGGTCCCGCAGGAGCCACCGGAGCCACCGGAGCCACAGGAGCTCCGGGAACAACTGGTTATGGATATACTGGAGCATTTATTTCAGGCTCCACTTTGTACATGGTTCCAGTGGTTGATGGTATACCACAGTCTGCAGTTCCTATTGGAACTGTGAGTGGAGGTGGTTCTGAAACTTTATGGACTGATCCAGACCCAACTCTTGTTACTATAGGTGGGTTGCCATCAGGATCTACTTTAGTAGGTGATAATGCTATTAAAATTTTAGAAAAAATATTGTATCCCTATCAACCAGTATCGTTTAGTTCTTTTTCTGCAAATTTGGGATCTTCAGTATTAGAATTAAATCAAACTTTAGGATCTTCTACAATAAATTCAACTTGGTCAACATCAGGTCCTACTGCAAACTGGACACCAAATAGTCTTTCTATAGTAAGAAAAGTTAATGGTGGTAGCAGTACTACAATGGATTCGGGATTTAGTTACAATGCTTCTCCGCGAGGTTTGACCCATCCAAGTTATCAATATACTACTCCAACTACTTTGTCATTTACTATATCTGGCTCACAGACACAAGGATCAAATCCAGAATATATTAATTATTATTATTGGTTATATAAAGTTTATTGGGGTCAATCTGCCTCCACAACAATAACAGATTTTACAGGATTTAGTTCAGAATCTGTTTCTAATAGTCCAACCACAGCTAGATCCTTTACAAATAACACCGGAACATCCAAATATTTTTATATTGCAATACCAGACTCTTTTACTCCATATGTAAGTTTTACTAATGCTGAGGGTGGATTATCAATAAGTTTTCAAGCTTATCAAACAATAACTGTTACTAATCCATATGGATTGGCAATAACATATAAATATTATAGATCAACAAATCCTTCTTTTACTTCTTCTTTAAATATACTTCCTAGTATAACTTGATATGTCTAAGATAACAGGTGGCGTGCCAATTTCAGGATTTATATCACCCTTAGATTCGGGTGATTTTTATGCTGTTACAAATCCAATATATGGTTTGGGTGGTTTGAGAAGTGTTGTTGATGTAACTGAACGAAATAATATTACAAATGAACGTAGAGAGCTTGGAATGCTTGTATATGTTCAGTCTGATCAAAAATTCTATACTTTAATTGGAAGTACAGCTAATTCTTCGTGGCAAGAATTTTCTGGATCATCTGGCACAACAGGAAATACAGGAACAACAGGATCTACAGGAACAACAGGATCTACTGGTACAACTGGTTCTACAGGTGCAACTGGATCTACTGGTCGTACTGGCGCAACTGGATCTACAGGTGCAACTGGATCTACTGGTCCTACTGGATCTACTGGTCCTACTGGATCTACTGGTCCTACTGGATCTACTGGTCCTACTGGTACAACTGGATCTACTGGTCCTACTGGTCCTACTGGTAACACAGGTAACACCGGACCTACCGGTAACACAGGACCTACAGGTAACACCGGACCTACTGGTAACACAGGTCGTACTGGTGCCACTGGTAACACAGGATTCACAGGTCCTTATGGTTTAGTTGGCTATGATGGTCGTAGAGGTCCATTAGGGAATACAGGTGCATCAGGAGCAACTGGCTCTACTGGTCCTACTGGTAACACTGGTCCTACTGGTAACACTGGTCCTACTGGTAACACTGGTCCTACTGGTCCTACTGGTTCTACTGGTTCTACTGGTCCCACGGGTAACACTGGTCTTACTGGTAACACAGGTAACACTGGTCCTACTGGTAACACCGGTCCTACTGGTAACACGGGTAACACCGGACCTACCGGTAACACAGGTAACACCGGACCTACAGGTAACACAGGCCCTACTGGCAATACAGGTCGAACGGGTTCTACTGGTCCTACTGGTCCCACTGGTAACACAGGTCCTACTGGTAACACAGGTAATACAGGTCCTACCGGAAACACAGGTCCTACTGGTAATACAGGTCCTACTGGAAATACTGGTAACACTGGTAATACTGGTCCTACTGGTAACACAGGTAACACAGGACCCACTGGCAACACTGGTCCAACTGGCAACACTGGATCTACTGGTATCACTGGTAACACTGGTCCTACAGGCCCTACTGGTAACACAGGACCCACTGGTAACACAGGACCAACAGGTAACACCGGACCTACCGGTAACACAGGACCTACTGGTGCCACTGGTAACACAGGTCGTACTGGTCCTTATGGTTTAGTTGGCTATGATGGTCGTAGAGGTCCATTAGGGAATACAGGTGCATCAGGAGCAACTGGCTCTACTGGTCCTACTGGTAACACTGGTAACACTGGTAACACCGGACCTACAGGTAACACAGGTAATACTGGTCTCACAGGTCCTACTGGTAATACTGGTCTTACAGGTCCTACTGGTAACACTGGATCTACTGGTTCTACTGGTCCCACCGGTAATACAGGTCGAACAGGTCCTACCGGAAACACAGGTCCTACTGGTAACACTGGTCCGACTGGTCTTACTGGTCCTACTGGCAATACTGGTAACACCGGACCTACTGGTAACACAGGTCACACAGGACCCACTGGTAACACTGGATCTACTGGCCCCACTGGTAACACTGGTCCTACAGGCCCCACTGGTAATACTGGTCCTACTGGTAACACAGGACCTACTGGTAACACAGGACCTACTGGTAACACAGGACCTACTGGTAACACAGGTAACACTGGTCTCACAGGTCCTACTGGTCCTACAGGTTCTACCGGTCCTACAGGTTCTACTGGAGCTACAGGTCGTACTGGTGCAACTGGTAATACAGGATTCACTGGTCCTTATGGTTTAGTTGGTTATGATGGACGCAGAGGTCCATTAGGGAATACAGGCGCATCAGGAGCAACTGGCTCTACTGGTTCTACTGGTAACACTGGTAACACTGGTCCTACTGGTTTAACTGGCAACACAGGTCGAACTGGTGCCACTGGTAACACAGGTCCTACTGGTAACACAGGTAATACAGGTCCTACCGGAAACACAGGTCCTACTGGTAACACTGGTCCGACTGGTCTTACTGGTCCTACTGGCAATACTGGTAACACCGGACCTACTGGTCTAACTGGCAACACTGGTTCTACTGGTAACACAGGTCCTACTGGTAACACAGGTCCTACTGGTAACAGAGGTCCTACTGGTAACACAGGACCTACTGGTAACACAGGACCTACTGGTAACACCGGTCCTACTGGTAACACAGGTCGAACAGGTGCCAGTGGTAACACTGGTCCTACTGGTAACACCGGACCTACTGGTAATACAGGTCCTACTGGAAATACTGGTAACACTGGTAATACTGGTCCTACTGGTAACACAGGTAACACAGGACCCACTGGCAACACTGGTCCTACTGGTCCTACTGGTAACACTGGTCCCACTGGTAATACAGGTCGAACTGGTGCTACTGGTGCCACTGGTAACACCGGTCCTACTGGTAACACAGGTCCTACTGGTGTCACTGGTAACACAGGATTTACTGGTCCTTATGGTTTAGTTGGTTATGATGGACGCAGAGGTCCATTAGGAAATACAGGTTCTACTGGTCCTACTGGTAACACAGGTTCCACTGGTAACACTGGTTTAACAGGAAACACTGGTCCTACAGGTCCCACTGGTAACACCGGTCCTACTGGTAACACTGGGCCTACCGGTAACACTGGTCCCACTGGTAATACAGGTCGAACTGGTGCTACTGGTGCCACTGGTAACACCGGTCCTACTGGTAACACAGGTCCTACTGGTAACACCGGACCCACAGGTAACACAGGACCTACTGGTAACACCGGACCTACAGGTAACACCGGTACTACTGGTAATACTGGTCCAACTGGTAACACCGGTCCTACTGGTAACACAGGTCGAACAGGTGCCACTGGTAACACTGGTCTTACTGGTAACACAGGTAACACAGGACCCACTGGTAACACTGGTTCTACTGGTCCAACTGGTAACACAGGACCTACTGGCAACACCGGTCCTACTGGTAACACAGGTCGAACAGGTGCCACTGGTAACACAGGTCCTACTGGTAACACAGGTAATACAGGTCCTACCGGAAACACAGGTCCTACTGGTAACACTGGTCCTACTGGTAACACTGGTCCCACTGGTAACACTGGTCCAACAGGTAATACAGGTCGCACTGGTGCTACTGGTAATAGTGGATCAACTGGCCCTTATGGTTTAATTGGTTATGATGGACGCAGAGGTCCATTAGGAAATACAGGTTCTACTGGTTCTACTGGTCAAACTGGTCCTACTGGTAACACTGGTTCAACAGGAAACACTGGTAACACTGGTCGAACTGGTGATACTGGAAATACAGGTTCCACTGGTCCCACTGGTAACACAGGACCTACTGGTAATACAGGTCGAACAGGACCCACTGGTAACACAGGACCCACTGGTAATACAGGACCAACAGGTAACACCGGACCTACTGGTAATACAGGTCGAACAGGTGCCACTGGTAACACTGGTTCAACAGGAAACACTGGTCCTACAGGTCCCACGGGTAACACCGGTAACACTGGTTCAACAGGAAACACTGGTCCTACAGGTCCCACTGGTAACACAGGTCGAACAGGTGCCACTGGTAATACCGGTCCTACTGGCAATACAGGTCAAACTGGTACCACTGGTGCCACCGGTAATACAGGTTCTACTGGTAACACAGGTCCTACTGGTTCAACAGGAAACACTGGTCCTACAGGTCCTACTGGTAACACAGGACCTACTGGTAACACAGGTAACACTGGTCCTACTGGTAACACAGGTCGTACTGGTGCCACTGGTAACACAGGATTTACTGGTCCCTATGGTTTAATTGGTTATGATGGCCGTAGAGGTCCATTAGGAAATACAGGTGCATCAGGAGCAACTGGCTCTACTGGTAACACTGGTCCTACTGGTAACACTGGTCCTACTGGTAACACCGGATCTACTGGTAACACAGGTCGAACAGGTCCCACGGGTAACACTGGTCTTACTGGTAACACAGGTAACACCGGTCCTACTGGTAACACGGGTCCTACAGGTCCTACTGGTAACACAGGTCGAACTGGTGATACTGGAAATACAGGTTCCACTGGTCCCACTGGTAACACAGGACCTACTGGTAATACAGGTCGAACAGGACCCACTGGTAACACAGGACCCACTGGTAACACAGGACCCACTGGTAACACAGGACCCACTGGTAACACAGGACCAACAGGTAACACCGGACCTACTGGTAATACAGGTCGAACAGGTGCCACTGGTAACACTGGATCTACTGGTATCACTGGTAACACTGGTCCTACAGGCCCCACTGGTAATACTGGTCCTACTGGTAACACAGGACCTACTGGTAACACAGGACCTACTGGTTTAACAGGTAACACAGGGCCTACTGGTCCTACAGGCTCCACTGGTAACACCGGACCTACTGGCAACACCGGACCTACTGGCAACACAGGTCGCACCGGTGCAACTGGTAATACAGGATTTACGGGTCCTTATGGTTTAATTGGTTATGATGGTCGTAGAGGTCCATTAGGAAATACAGGTTCTACTGGTTCTACTGGTCAAACTGGTCCTACTGGTAACACTGGTAACACTGGTTCAACAGGAAACACTGGTAACACTGGTCCTACTGGTTCTACTGGTCCTACTGGTAACACAGGTCGAACAGGTGCCACTGGTAACACGGGTAACACCGGTCCTACCGGTAACACTGGTCCTACTGGTAACACTGGTCCCACTGGTAACACAGGACCCACTGGTAACACAGGACCCACTGGTAACACAGGACCCACTGGTAACACAGGACCCACTGGTAACAGAGGTCCTACTGGTAACACAGGACCTACTGGTAACACAGGACCTACTGGTAACACAGGACCAACAGGTAACACCGGACCTACTGGTAATACCGGCCCTACCGGCAATACAGGTCGAACGGGTTCTACTGGTAGCACTGGACCTACTGGTTTAACAGGTAACACAGGGCCTACTGGTCCTACAGGCTCCACTGGTAACACCGGACCTACTGGCAACACCGGACCTACTGGCAACACCGGACCTACTGGCAACACAGGTCGCACCGGTGCAACTGGTAATACAGGATTTACTGGTCCTTATGGTTTAATTGGTTATGATGGTCGTAGAGGTCCATTAGGAAATACAGGTTCTACTGGTTCTACTGGTCAAACTGGTCCTACTGGTAACACTGGTAACACTGGTTCAACAGGTAACACAGGGTCTACGGGCAACACAGGTCGAACTGGTGCCACTGGTACGACAGGTACTACAGGTGCTACAGGAGCAACGGGAGCTACTGGTCCAGTTGCAGGTGTAGCAGGTCAATTTATTATAAATGCTGATGGCACTAATCCTGGAGGTGCAACTGGATTTATTTACTATAACGGAACTGTAAAAGGTACAACAGCTTGGATTGATAATCTTAAAGTATTTCAACGTAGAACCAACAATACAGATCTTACAACTTATTCTTATTATAATAGATATAATCCAAAATTATATGATAAAAGTTCATTTGTAGATGCAGAAATCGAATATTCTGCAGTAACAACAAAATGGTATTCCGATACTGCTGCTGGGCATGTTGCATATCAAACTCTTGCAGAAAGTAATACTACCTATTTTAATTTAAATCTTTTAATAACCCCAGGTGTATACGTTTTAGATCCAGGTCCTATTTCATCATCTTATATTGCTGCACTATCTGCAGCTTATTGTGGAGATTCTAGTAATCCTCCTTGTAATGCTGCAAATATAATTTATGATTTAAATGGCGATGGCATAGTCAATGGTTCGGATCTGGCTATTGCACTAGGTTTATATAGGTCTGGTACTAATTTATACACAGACGTATTATATTATCCAGGTTCAACTGGAACATCAGTTGATTCAAATCTAAGTACCGAAACATGGTGCATTGAAAATACTTGGTTTAATTATTCTGGACTAACAGGTGACGGAAAACCATATAGAGTAATACAACAAGTAGGATATAAATTACAAAACTTAGAATCTGGAGCAGGGTTTACAGGTTTTAATGCAGATTATGAAAAATATGTAAGACAAGGTGTAGTCTACAAAAATCAAATAACAGGTGCAGAAGGTTTAACTTTATATTGGTCTTCTTGGACACAGGATCAAGGAAGTGGTTCTGGTGGAACGGGCAATACAGGTTCAACTGGAACAACAGGAGCAACTGGCCAAACAGGTAGAACTGGTGCCACTGGTTCTACTGGACCAACAGGTAACACTGGTGCTACCGGAAACACAGGTCCTACTGGTAACACTGGTCCTACCGGTAATACTGGACCAACAGGTAACACTGGTGCTACTGGACGTACTGGTCCCACTGGTAACACAGGTCCTACTGGTAACACAGGTAATACAGGTCCTACCGGAAACACAGGTCCTACTGGTAACACTGGTCCTACTGGTAACACTGGTTCCACTGGTAACACTGGTCCAACAGGTAATACAGGTCGCACTGGTGCTACTGGTAATAGTGGATCAACTGGCCCTTATGGTTTAATTGGTTATGATGGACGCAGAGGTCCACTAGGAAATACTGGCGCAACAGGAAATACTGGTGCTACTGGACGTACTGGTCCCACTGGTAACACAGGTCCTACTGGTAACACAGGTAATACAGGTCCTACCGGAAACACAGGTCCTACTGGTAACACTGGTCCTACTGGTAACACTGGTGCTACTGGACGTACTGGTCCCACTGGTAACACAGGTCCTACTGGTAACACAGGTAACACTGGTCCTACTGGTAACACTGGTCCCACTGGTAACACTGGTCCAACAGGTAATACAGGTCGCACTGGTGCTACTGGTAATAGTGGATCAACTGGCCCTTATGGTTTAATTGGTTATGATG